GTTAGAGTCAATGCTTGTAAGTACAGTAGTATTTATTACATTATTGAGATTGCTGTCAACAGCTTTGATATAGTTGCTGACATTCGAGTTGTTAGAGTCAATGCTTGTAAGTACAGTAGTATTTATGATAACATTGAGATTGCTGTCAACAGCTTTGATATAGTTGCTGACATTGGAGTTGTTAGAGTCAATGCTTGTAAGTACAGTAGTATTTATTACATTATTGAGATTGCTGTCAACAGCTTTGATATAGTTGCTGACATTCGAGTTGTTAGAGTCAATGCTTGTAAGTACAGTAGTATTTATTACATTATTGAGATTGCTATCAACAGCTTTGATATAGTTGCTGACATTGGAGTTGTTAGAGTCAATGCTTGTAAGTACAGTAGTATTTATGATAACATTGAGATTGCTGTCAACAGCTTTGATATAGTTGCTGACATTGGAATTGTTAGAGTCAATGCTTGTAAGTACGGTAGTATTTATTACATTATTGAGATTGCTATCAACAGCTTTGATATAGTTGCTGACATTGGAATTGTTAGAGTCAATGCTTGTAAGTACGGTAGTATTTATTACATTATTGAGATTGCTATCAACAGCTTTGATATAGTTGCTGACATTGGAGTTGTTAGAGTCAATGCTTGTAAGTACAGTAGTATTTATTACATTATTGAGATTGCTATCAACAGCTTTGATATAGTTGCTGACATTGGAGTTGTTAGAGTCAATGCGTGTAAGTACAGTAGTATTTATTATATTATTGAGATTGCTGTCAACAGCGTTGATATAGTTGCTGACATTGGAGTTGTTAGAGTCACTGCTTGTAAGTACTGTATTATTTATTACATTATTGAGATTACTGTCAACAGCGTTGATATAGTTAGAAACATCGGCTATAACATTTTTACCGTTTTTAATAAAATTGCCTCCAATTATAATATCATTGGCAATAGTAATATTTCCATTTTCATTTATAGACGCTATATTGCAGGTTAAATTATTTGTGTGTTTTTCAATATTAAATTGCGTATTTGAACTGGATAATCTCCAATCTCCGCTGGTGCTATTACCGAATGATCCGGATCCTCTTTTAAAATCTATATTAATAACGCTATTAACATTATTTCGCGGATCCTCTAAGCGGAGAGCAACATTACACTGAACTAAATGAATTAAAGTTTGTGGATTTGTTGTACCATAGCCAACATTTAATATATTCATTTATATTATTAGTTCTCTCTATCTATAATATTAATATTTATATTTAATAAAAAAAATTCACATAGCTTTATAATTTTTGTTTAAGATAATTAATTTCGTTTTGTTGTAATTCTATTTTTTTGGTCAATTCTTGAATTGATTTCGTTAATAAAGGTATTATAGATGTATAATTTATACCATACAGTTCTTTATCAGTATTGGGATCAACGACAACTTCTGGGAATATATTCTTTAATTCTTGTGCTATAAAGCCATAAGATTTTCTATCACTAGACTCCTGATTCAATAATAAATAAGAAACGGGGTTCAATTTATTTATATCATCCAAGGCATTCTCAATATTTTCAATATTCTTTTTATATCGTGCATCACTCGTTTGAGTAACAGAGACACATTGTAAATTGGTACATTTAAGATTACCGGCAACTTCCAATTTATATCCGCTTGATTCGCTCGGTGTCATTCCAATACCGACTTTGTCGTATGCAATTGCTATTGTAGTTGTAATAGGTTTATAGGGCGTCCCATTATTCCATATTTCGCTCGCTGTCCAGCTTGAAGATGTTAGCGGATAATTAGAATTATTAACATAGGCTGGTCTGTTAATATATAGCTTACCGATTGTATTATCTAATTTTGATTTCCAATATGCCGTATAATAAACATCTTCTTCTGTATTCGGCATATCTTCATAGGAACCCGACACATTTATTATGGAATGCGAGTAAGTACTATTGTCTGCACCAAGATTGTGTGAAATCCAACAAGGACTACATTCTAATCCTCCACCATTAGTTCCATTAGCATCATTTATAGGCACCCAAGAGCCACTGCCTATTTTTCTATATAATTGCAGGCCCCACCAGCGAGAATCTTCGGCATAATCCATACCTATATGACATGTCATAGATACGAGGACTTTTGATTGAATATGCGAGGGCTTTATCTTGACATAAAATCCGTCATTTTGAATATCTATCGGAACCCATCCAATTGAGTTCAATTCTTTTTCAACTGTTTTAGAATAGGTTTTGTGTATTGTTTGTATTGTCATTCCTTGCGTAAACTCCAAAACAAAAGGAGAGCCGTTCAAATTAAAAGCCTTTGCATTTATAATACCATCAATATCCAATTTATGATTTGGTAGAGTGCCGACACCTATATTACCTGTGCTGTCTATGAAAAACCTGTCTTTAATTATGCTATTGCTACCCGAAGAGATTATATAATTGTTATTGCTATTTGACATTCTCCATCCGCATTTATTTAAGTTATATTGCATGAGATTGCTTGAACCGTTAATTAATTCTATTGAGGTGGATAATTGAGTACTGGCACTTCCATCATTATTTATCCCATCATCATGGATTTTAATTTTTGCACTTGCTCCACTCAAAGCCAATAAACAGTCAGGTTTGACAGTGCCGACACCTATGTAATTATTATAATATATATTGTTATCAGAATTAGTAGTCCATTGGCTCGCCCTGAATATTTCGTTATTTATCTTATATGTCCCTGTTATGTTAATATCTCCCGCAATATCAAGGGCGTGTTGCGGTTGCGTATTGCCTATTCCCACAAAATCTTGATTATAAATTGTAATTATATTTGAGCCTTCACTGGGTATATATGGAGTTCCTAATTGCCATATTTCGGTTGCTGTCCATGTTGAAGATAATACAGAGGAGTTGTTTGAATTATATTTGGCAGGTCTATTTAGATAAATATTTGCACTTCCGCCATAATTATTTCCTAAGTTCGTTTTCCATTTTACTGTATAATAAACATTGTATCTTGAATCGGGGGTATCAAAGAATGTGCCGTTTATATTAGCTACGAAGTTTTCATAACTTGTAAGATTGGCTCCGAGTGTATGAGATAGCCAGCAAGGTGTAGCATTATCAGGGTTATTTTCAGGACGCGATGCTACAACTTCGTGCCAATCAGTTATTATATTTTGATTATTATCTACCATTTTTCGATATAATCTTAGACCCCACCATATTGATTCTGGTGCACTGTCAATACCAATATGCATTGAGAGATTTAATAAAATCTTTGAAGTCCTATGAGAAGATTTAATTTTTATTAAAAAGCCGCTATTAACATTTTCATCAATGAACTTCCAACCTCCATCATTATCAAGTCCAGATTCTAAATATGATTTAGTTTGTTTATATGTCTTTGATAATGTTTGTATAGGCATATTTTGAGTTATAACCCCTACACCTCCTCCTCCATTAATTCCTTGCGCGAATAATACACCCTGTTTATATATCTCTCCTTCAATATTGATACTGCCATTGATATTTATTTTATAAGTATCGCCATTATTATCCAATTCAATATGCGATTTTGTTCCGATACCTATATTACCCGTCCCTCCGTCAATAATTAGACAATCATTTATAATATTATTTTTACCAGATGAAATTACAAAGCTGTTATTGCTATTTGACATTCGCCATCCAAATAAAGTGTTGCTTTGTATGGAATTATTAATACCGTTTATAAAGTCTATGGAAGATACTGGATTATTAATATGAGGATTTTGTATTTTAATATTTGCAGCCTTTCCATATATATTTAGCAGCGAGCTTGAAATATTAGTAGTACCTATGCCTACATTGAAATTGACAAATAGGTTAGAGTTTGTTCTGATATCTCCTTGAACATCTAACAAATATTCAGGATTCTGTCTGCCGATGCCGACTTTACCATCTGTTTTTATAATCATCTTTTCAATATTGCTTGTTATAAAGCGTAGTTCATCATTATTACTACCAGGATAGCTCTCTGCGCTTATAAAAGTATCATTATTGACATCTTTGACTCCCCCGAGTGTTCCCCAGTGATTACCAGCTCCATAACCTTCAAATTGATTGGTATTAGTGTTATAACGGATAGTTCCTTTTATTAGATTGATTCCGGAAGGTCGTTGGATATCTGTACCACTTGGTATTTTAATGCCATCTGTTGAGTTGATTTCCAAATATACTTTTGGAGTTTCAGTTCCAATACCTACCTTGCCATTATAATTAATATTAAAAACTGGAATATTATTATTTGAAGCAGTAAATATATTATATGAATTGTTAATTTGTTTAACTATAAGAGCGTCTCCTTGTCCTGTATTTGTAATATTCAATTGTTCAGTAGTATATACATCTGTGTTCAAAGTCGTTGTTACGCCATGAACAATTAAATTAGAATTGATAGTTAAATCTCCATCAATAAATAGGTCGTTTTTATATTTATTATCTACAATGAATTTATTTATAGAGGTTACATTTTCTGTAATAAAATCGGTTGTAAGATTTGTTATTCTATTTGCTATAAAATTGCTTGTCACCAGAATATAATTGCTTGTTTCTTTGATAATATCACGATTGTTAATAGTATATATAAAATTGCTTCCCTGGTCGCTAACAATATTTATATTACCTCTTACATCTAACAAACTTTGTTTATTAGGATTTGTTACTCCTAACCCCATAATACCATCATATGTCAATGTCATAACCTCGCGATTAATATTAGATGCCGACATAATATTGCTACCAAGGTTATTCTGGCGGGCATTCAGTAAAACTCCTTGGGGGCGCGTGACACCAAATCCAATGCTACCATCATAAGCTACTGTGAACACCTCTCGACTAATATTAGATGCCGATATAATATTGCTACCAAGGTTATTCTGACGGGCATTTAACAAGACTCCTTGTGGCCGTGTAACACCAAATCCAATGCTACCATCATAAGCTACTGTGAACACTTCGCGGTCTATGTTAGATGCCGATATAATATTGCTACCAAGGTTATTCTGGCGGGCATTTAGCAATACACCTTGGGGCCGTGTGACACCCAAACCAATGCTACCATCATAAGCTACTGTGAACACTTCGCGGTCTATGTTAGATGCCGATATAATATTGCTACCAAGGTTATTCTGACGGGCATTTAGCAATACTCCTTGTGGTCGCATGACACCCAATCCCATACTACCATCATATGCTAGCGTTAGCACTTCGCGGTTTAAGTTAGAAGCTGAAATAATATTATAGCCAATATTATTCTGACGAGCATTTAGCAAGACTCCTTGTGGGCGCACGACACCCAATCCCATACTACCATCATATGCAAGAGTTAGCACTTCGCTGTCAATATTAGAAGCTGAAATAATATTATTATCAACATTATTCTGACGGGCATTTAGCAATATACCTCGGGGCTGTGTTACGCCAAAACCAATGCTGCCGTCATAGGCTACTGTTAACACTTCGCGATTAATATTAGAAGCCGAGATAATATTGCTACCTACATTATTCTGACGAGCATTTAGTAAAACTCCTTGTGGACGCATGACACCAAAACCAATGCTTCCATCATAAGCTACTGTAAGAACTTCGCGATTAATATTAGAAGCCGAGATAATATTGCTACCTATGTTATTCTGTCGAGCATTTAGTAAAACCCCTTGCGGTTGTACTACACCAAATCCAATGCTTCCGTCATAGGCTACTGTGAACACTTCGCGACTAATATTAGATGCCGAGATAATATTGCTACCTATGTTATTCTGACGAGCATTTAGTAATACTCCTTGTGGACGCATGACACCAAAACCAATGCTGCCGTCATAGGCTACTGTTAGCACTTCGCGATTAATATTAGATGCTGAGATAATATTGCTATCGATATTATTCTGACGGGCATTTAATAATACTCCTTGTGGTCGAGAAACACCAAATCCAATACTACCATCATAGGCTACTGTTAGCACCTCGCGATTAATATTAGAAGCTGAGATAATATTGCTTCCTACATTATTCTGACGAGCATTTAGTAATATGCCCCGAGGCTGTACTACACCCAATCCCATGCTACCATCATATGCGACAGTGAAAACTTCACTGTTAATATTTGAAACTGATATAATATGTTTACCTATGTTATTCTGGCGTGCATTTAGTAATATACCTTGGGGTTGTGTTACACCTAATCCAATGCTTCCGTCATAGGCTACTGTTAGAACTTCACTATCAATATTTGAAGCTGATATAATATTTTTATCTATATTGTTCTGACGAGCATTTAGTAATACTCCTTGGGGGCGCGTTACACCAAATCCAATGCTTCCGTCATAGGCTACTGTTAGAACTTCACGGTTTATGTTAGAAGCCGAGATAATATTGCTACCTATATTATTCTGGCGGGCATTTAGTAATACACCTTGGGGGCGCATTACACCAAATCCAATGCTACCATCATAAGCTACTGTCATAACTTCGCGGTCCAAGTTAGAAGCAGAGATAATATTCCTACCTATATTATTCTGGCGGGCATTTAGTAATACACTTTGGGGTTGTGTTACACCAAATCCAATGCTACCATCATATGCTACTGTTAGGACTTCGCGGTCTAAGTTAGATGCCGAGATAATATTCTTACCTATATTATTCTGACGGGCATTTAGTAATACACCTTGGGGCTGTCCTACCCCAAATCCAATGCTTCCATCATATGCTACTGTTAGGACTTCGCGGTCTAAATTAGACGCTGCGATAATATTGCTACCTATGTTATTCTGACGAGCATTTAGTAATACTCCTTGGGGGCGCGTTATACCTAATCCAATGCTTCCATCATAGGCTACTGTCAGTACTTCTCGATTAATATTAGATGCTGATATAATATTGCTACCTATGTTATTTTGACGAGCGTTTAGTAAAACTCCTTGGGGGCGCGTGACACCAAATCCAATGCTTCCATCATAGGCTACTGTTAGCACTTCGCGGTCTATGTTAGATGCTGAGATAATATTGCTACTTATGTTATTCTGACGGATATTTAGCAAGACTCCTTGGGGCCGAACTACACCAAAACCGATGCTACCATCATATGCTACTGTTAGAACTTCGCGATCTATGTTAGAAGCTGATATAATATTACTGCCTATGTTATTCTGACGAGCATTTAGTAATACTCCTTGTGGACGAGTTACACCAAATCCAATACTTCCATCATATGCTACTGTTAGCACTTCTCGATTAATATTAGAAGCTGATATAATATTGCTATCTATATTGTTCTGGCGGGCATTTAATAAGACTCCTTGGGGTCTTATGACACCTAACCCCATGCTACCATCATATGCAACTGTTAACACTTCACGATTAACATTTGATGCTGAGATAATATTGTTACCTATATTGTTTTGTCTGGCATTTAATAAGACTCCTTGGGGATCTATGACACCAAAACCAATGCTTCCGTCATAGGCAACTGTTAGAACTTCGCGCTCAATATTAGAAGCTGATATAATATTTTTATCTATGTTATTCTGTCTTGCATTTAATAATACTCCTTGTGGCTGAGTTACACCAAAACCAATGCTACCATCATATGCAACAGTTAGCACTTCGCGATTTATGTTAGAAGCTGAGATAATATTGCTTCCTACATTATTCTGGCGAGCATTTAATAATACACCTTGTGGTCGTGTTACACCAAATCCAATGCTACCATCATATGCAACAGTTAGCACTTCATGGTTTATGTTAGAAGCCGATATAATATTGCTGCCTATGTTATTCTGTCTTGCATTTAATAATACTCCTTGGGGTCGCGTAACACCAAATCCAATGCTTCCATCATAGGCTACTGTTAGAACTTCACGATTTATATTAGATGCCGAGATAATATTGCTGCCTATGTTATTCTGTCTAGCATTTAATAATACTCCTTGGGGTTGCACGACACCTAATCCAATGCTTCCATCGTAGGCTACTGTTAGAACTTCGCGGTTTATGTTAGAAGCCGAGATAATATTGCTACCAACATTATTTTGGCGAGCATTTAATAATACTCCTTGGGGTCGCGTAACGCCAAATCCAATGCTTCCATCATAGGCTACTGTTAGAACTTCGCGCTCAATGTTAGAGGCTGAGATAATATTGCTGCCTATATTATTTTGACGAGCATTTAATAATACTCCTTGGGGTCGCGTAACACCAAATCCAATGCTTCCATCATAGGCAACTGTTAGAACTTCGCGTTCAATGTTAGAGGCTGAGATAATATTGTTACCGACATTATTTTGACGAGCATTTAATAATACTCCTTGGGGTAGCGTGACACCAAATCCTATGCTTCCATCGTATGCTACTGTTAGAACTTCGCGATTAATATTAGAGGCTGAGATAATATTGCTACCTATATTATTCTGACGGGCATTTAATAATACTCCTTGGGGTCGCGTGACACCAAATCCTATGCTTCCATCATAGGCAACTGTAAGAACTTCGCGATTAATATTAGAAGCAGAGATAATATTGCTACCGACATTATTTTGGCGAGCATTTAGTAATACTCCTTGGGGTCGTGTGACACCAAAACCAATGCTTCCGTCATAGGCAACTGTAAGAACTTCTCTTTCAATATTAGAAGCTGAGATAATATTGCTACCTATATTATTCTGACGAGCATTTAGCAATACTCCTTGGGGTCGTGTGACGCCAAAACCTATGCTTCCATCGTAAGCTACTGTTAGAACTTCACGTTCAATGTTAGAAGCCGAGATAATATTGCTATCTATGTTATTCTGTCGAGCATTTAGCAATACTCCTTGGGGCTGTGTGACACCAAAACCTATGCTTCCATCGTAAGCTACTGTTAGAACTTCACGATTAATATTAGAGGCTGAGATAATATTGCTACCTATGTTATTCTGACGAGCATTTAGCAATACTCCTTGGGGTCGCGTGACACCAAATCCTATGCTTCCATCATAGGCAACTGTAAGAACTTCGCGATTAATATTAGAAGCAGAGATAATATTGCTACCGACATTATTTTGGCGAGCATTTAGCAATACTCCTTGGGGTCGTGTGACACCAAAACCAATGCTTCCGTCATAGGCAACTGTAAGGACTTCGCGTTCGATATTAGATGCTGAGATAATATTGCTACCGACATTATTTTGGCGAGCATTTAGCAATACTCCTTGGGGTCGCGTGACACCAAAACCTATGCTTCCATCATATGCAACTGTAAGAACTTCTCGTTCGATATTAGATGCCGAGATAATATTGCTACCGACATTATTTTGGCGAGCATTTAGCAATACTCCTTGGGGTCGCGTGACACCAAATCCTATGCTTCCATCATAGGCAACTGTAAGAACTTCTCGTTCGATATTAGATGCTGATATAATATTGCTACCTATATTATTCTGACGAGCATTTAGCAATACTCCTTGGGGTTGCGTGACACCAAAACCAATGCTTCCGTCATATGCTACTGTTAGAACTTCACGTTCAATATTAGAAGCTGAGATAATATTGCTACCGACATTATTTTGGCGAGCATTTAGCAATACTCCTTGGGATCGCGTGACACCAAATCCTATGCTACCATCATATGCTACTGTTAGAACTTCACGTTCAATATTAGAAGCTGAGATAATATTGCTACCGACATTATTTTGGCGAGCATTTAGCAATACTCCTTGGGGTCGCGTTACACCAAAACCTATGCTACCATCATATGCAACTGTAAGAACTTCTCGTTCAATATTAGAAGCCGAGATAATATTGCTGCCGACATTATTCTGACGAGCATTTAGTAATACTCCTTGGGGCTCTGTTATGCCTAATCCCATACTGCCATCATATGCAAGCGTTAGCAATTCGCGGTCCATGTTAGATGCTGATATAACATTGCTGCCAACATTATTCTGACGAGCATTTAGCAATACTCCTTGCGGCTCTGTTATGCCTAATCCCATACTGCCATCATATGCAAGTGTTAGAACTTCGCGATCTAAATTGGCTGCTTGTATAATATTGGTGTTGTGTTTTTGGAATACTGATAATGAAGGATTATTACCTTCGCCTTCTATATATAAATTACAGTTGATATATAAATCTGCATATAAATCAAGATTATATGTGTTATTTAATAGTTCAGATTTATGTAATACTAAAATATCATTATGTAAATCGGTAGATAAATAGTCTTTGACATAAAAGAAATTATAATCAATGTGATTATAATCCATGGCACGGGCATTAATTTCAATACCATTTGAACCAAATGAATTAAAATAGATATTACTTGAGTTTATTTCATATTCTTTGTAATAATTTTTATTGAGTATTTCAATTAAATTGTTACCATTTGCATCGAATATATTTCCGTCTATTTTAATATTACCTGCGGTATCTAAGCCTCCATTAATAGTCATATTTCCCATACTATCAATTTTGAGAGGGACAAATTGTTTATTTGTAGAGTTAGCATATTTGATTTCAAATACTCCGTCATAACTATATATTTCGTGCCCTTCAAAAATACTATCGTTTTTCTCAACATCATTTATTAAGGAAATGTGTGGTTTATAATTTTTATAGTTATAGTTGCGAATTCCGATGTTGATATCTTCCAAATTATAATTACAATAATTATTAAAATATTCTTCGATGATCAAAGTTTTATTTATAGTATTACCCAAAATATCAAAAGTATCTTGAAAAACATTTGAACTAAATTGCTGGATAACCATATTTCTTTGTATAGCATTTGCATTGTTATTTATAGAATAATTAGATGTTCTAAAAACTATATAGTTATTATCTTCAATATTTGAAGTAATATCTAGGTATGCACTGTTTAATTCAAACAGCTCGTCAAATATAACATTCGAAGTTGCAATATTTAAATGATTAGTATGGACAGAAAAAAACACAGCATCATATGCTATATTCGAATTATATTTCAAAATATTTGTAGTATATGTATTTAAAAATATATTGGAATATTCTAAAAACTTTTCATTGAGATTAATAAAATTTTGATGATAATCAATATAGGTATATTCCTTTACATTTTCGAGTGCATTAAACGGCTCTGTAACTGTTCCAAGTGTCGTTGTTATATAGTTGCTGATATTAAAATAGTTGCTATTGTTAATTCTCTGAATATTTGAACTAACAATAATAGAGATGTTGCAAGATATGTGGCTAGATATAATATATCTATTTATATATTCATAGTTGAATAATATATTACTATCATAGATGTTGAATACGGCTCTATCATTGACGGCAAGCATTTTTTCAGAAATATCACTTGGTTTAATATTATCATTACTGCTGTAAAATATGCCTTGCGGTACTAAGGAAAAATCATTTTCCTTGAATAAATCATATTTATCTTTGACACTATCGGTATTTATGTCAAATGTTTGGTTATTGAGAGGCATATAATTAATATCTAAATTGCTGAAAAAATACGGGTAATTGATATTAGAATGAACAGTAATATATGAGAGATTTGTTGATATTAGATTATTTGTTTTAAATATGAAGCCTTCGTCGTCAATATTATTAATATCTATAACATTATCATTAGCGTCTGTCGCGGGCAATTCGGTTATATTCTGTTTATAAAAACTGAAATATGTCTTAGAATCATTATTCCAATTAGATGATAATATATCAAATAACACATCATTATAATCTATTTTAACTGTACTATTGAACATATATTCATAACTGTATCTACTAGTAATTGACATGGGAACCGTATCATAATCGCTTTTAATTACAAAGGTCTGATTTATATTAGATGAAAAGTCTTCATTGAATCCATAGCGAGCCCCTCTGCGTTTATCACCGTTATATTGGAATGCATCAATTGTGAATACATTTGTCATAACTGGTTCATTATTTATTTCATTAGCAGCGGCGGCTGAGACATCAATTGTAAACTTATGATTGTTATTAAGATCACCGCCAGATATAGTATGATAAATATTTTTTCCTTCCGAGTTCAATAAATTGATAGAAGCCGGAAACTTATTATTGGTAATTTGAAGGCCGTATTTTTCATTCCCGTCAATGTGAAAAAGGATATTAGAGCTCTTGTCTGTTCCTAGACCCATATGCGCAATAGTACTATTGGCATCCCCGTTGTCACTCACTGTATTAATAAATCGTAGAAAGTTTTTGTATGAATAATTGTTATAAACATTGAAATCGAGATAAGTATTACTATTATTATTCGCAACGCTCATCTGTATGGCATTTCGTATATTGTTTTGTTTATCTATGACATCATCTACTAATTGAAGATTGCTATTGTAAATAGCCAATTCTATCATAGAATAACAAATATTACTCTTAGAATAAGTAATAAACTTTGTTGCAGGATTATCGTCATTCATATTTTTAATTATTACAGGAATCTTTGCATTTTCTACTGGGTCTATTATAATATTTTCTCTCGGCCTCAAAATATCAATAGACATCGCAATTTTATTTGTACTTGTTGAATATCCTGTATTAATACCACTCCCGGATATATAGTTGATATATCTGTCTACTTTCTGTAAATTGGAGGATAAAGCTTTCATAGTAAAATTAAAATTACATCCTTCGTTATCTAAAATATTAACATTTCCATGAACATTTAGGTCTCCATATATTGTCATTGCAGATTTATCATCGTATGAAACCTTCGGATTATTAACATCAATGTGATATTTTGAACTTAACGGGTCATAATAAAACGACATACCGTAGGATGTGGGTTCAATAGTTTTATCTGTATATCCAATTTGCAAAGGGCCAATACGCATATAATCTCTTGCATCAAGGTCATTATATTTATGATTTTTATAAATGAACCATTTCTCCTTATTTCTATCTTGATTTATATCTCTGTCATATTCGCAGATATCAATACCGCTATAATCTGCATTATTAAAAAGACCACCACCTCTCGCGCCTCTATAAATGCGTATAGTTGAATAATTATAATCGTTAGTGTATAAGTTTCTAACTTGCAGAGGTGTAACATTAGCTTCGCCTTTCCAACCAATAGATATATTCTTGTTAGTGTAAAAACTGTCTGTGGAACTAGCTTTTTGCAGGGTTTCTAATAATATATTATTTTGATAATATAAATCAGCGTTAATGCCTTTTTTAACATTGAGGCCTCTCATATCCGACGCGAATGATATAAGCTCATTATAGTTGATGCAAAACTTATCAGTTGAAGTATCATATAAATTAAAAAAGTTTTTTCCATTATTATAAACGAAGTTCTTGGTCCTTTTAAAATTATTATCTTGTGATACATAGTAATCGTTAGCAGCTATTTTACCTCCAATATCAAGGGCAAAAAGATTATCAGGATTCAATTTATTAATACCAACTTTGCCATTTAATAACGATAATGTAGGAGGGGTATTTCTTAAATTAGGAAGAAAACGATTTGAAGTAAGTATAGACATATCACTTGAAGGATAAAAATAGATGTTGTTATTTTTTCCGGGTACCTTGTTTGTATTAAATATCAAACTGTTATCGTTATAATCTAGTCGCGAGAGCCTTCCGATATTTGCGATATATGTCTTGTTCCCCGATGTATTTTTTAGTGATATGTCAAAATTGTTGCTTGTAGTTTTATCATTCTTTATAATGTTTAGGACGCCATCAAAACCGTCGGTAGGCGAAAGACCAATTCCCAATTTATTAGGAAAATTAACATTACAATTAGCGTCGAGTGAAGCGATATTGCTACTTACATAAATAAATATATAGTTGCTACCATCTACAATACTTTTTTCAAAGTTACCTGTAAAAGTATCGGTTATATTGAGAGCTGTTACGCGCTTATTATTAATGAAAAGGTCATTATTAATATTTAGCTTATTTATATTAATATTTTGGACACTGTCAAAATTAACATCATTATTAAATGCTACTGTTCCGTCGAATATCGAATGTTCGTTAACATTTAAAAAATCTGTGGTTAAATTACATCCAATAGTTACGCTATTAGCAATATTTGCATCACCGGCACTTAATAACTTTGATACTGTTAAATTGTTTTTAAATCTGTACAAAGAATCTGTATCAGTAAAATCGCCTCCTTTTATCTGTGTTGCATTGAGAACACTAATACCTGTTGAGCGGATATATATATCATCTAGATGTTTATAGGTATTTGTTTGGTAATCATGTAAAAGTATGTCATCAAAAGTAGATAGGCCTTTAACTTCAAATTTAGGTTTACCGAATCTTTCTACATTTGTTGTACTATTATTTGTGAAAACCTTTTTATAATAGTTTTTTAGAGAAGTATTGTTAGTGCCGATACCTACGTTATTATTGGCATCAATTGTCATAGCAGGAACATTATTAGAGTTGTATATAGGAAGTGCTCTTGTATTATAGGCTGCATCAATATTTTCGGAAGAAGTGCTAACATGAAATTCGAGCGGAACTCCTCGTGTTGTAGAAATAATAGCAGGTGATATATTGCTGCCACCAATCATACCAATACACATTCTCGAAGGTTCTTCGTCATTATTAGTATCGTTTCTAATGGAAACATGCATGTTGTTGAATTTATTGTTAGGAGTAGTTACGATGTTTAGAGGATGCGTATTTTTGTATGTATCAATATGACCACCAAAGGTAACGAAGTTTGGTGTATAAACATTTTTAACATCATAATTAATATTATAAAGATTATTGTAATTTGTAATATACCCTGTTTGAAAAGGCTGGGATACTACGAGGTCGTTAGTTTTAACGATAAAATCCCTAATTAAATTGCTTGTTATAGTTGTTGTATTGTCAATTCTAATATTATTAAGCTCTAACCCAGCAGCTTTAATAATACCCGAACAATGAATATTTTTATCTACATACAGCGAAGTATCGGGTGTTAAACTTTGGCGCGCAAGGCTTCTCGATGCATTTACCGAAGTACCTTGGCTATTAACGACAAGAGACCATTTAGTATTTGAAGTATCGCCCGGAATGTATGTTTTCTCTCCTACTACCAAAAATTCATCTTTGTTTAAATCTAAACTATTGATATTTCTTGCTTCGCTTTCGCCGTTCAATTGAAACCCAATAGCAACCGAATCTATTTGGATTGAGGGGGCTGTTATATCATTAGCTAGATAACTCATTTATTATCTTATTCTATTTAAAAGAAAAATACATTTAATATTTATATATATAAAAATTGATATAATCATATTTTGAGAAATATATAACTAAGATAGCAAGATGAAGAGAATTGATAATATCCATAATAAAACAATGGAGATTGATGTGGAAAATCAACCGTATAATTCTAAAAACACACTTTTAAGCGAAGATGACTTATATAAATTGCTAAGTAGCAACGGGTTGCCTGAATTAAAAATAAAGAATATCAATTTATATCGTGTTGCATTTGTTCATAAATCTTATTGTACTATGAAAAATATTGATTTTGAGAAAAGTAACATGAATCGTCCAAGTGACTGTTTGCCTCTTCAAGATATGTCTTATGAAAGATTAGAGTTTTTGGGAGACTCATTGCTCGGAATGATTGTAACGAATTATTTATATAATAGGTTCCCTGACCAAAACGAGGGATTCTTATCTAAAATTAGAACAAAGATAGTAAATGGGAAGATGCTTGGATATTTATCTGATAAAATAGGATTACCCAAGTTTGCAATTATATCTAAACAGGTAGAGGAATCTGGTGGAAGAAATAACTATAAAATTATGGAGGATATATTCGAGGCATTTTTAGGAGCGCTCTATTTGGATTTCCAGACAGATACTGACAATGTTATTATTCCTAATATTAATATAAATCCTTCTTCCGGAGCGGGATATTTCGTTGTAGAATCATGGATAGTATATATAATAGAGAATTACATTGACTTTTGCGAACTGATTAGAATTAAAAACAACTATAAGGATATGCTTGTATCTCATATGCTTCATTCTTTACAGGATGTACCACAATTCAAAGAGCTCAATGTAGCTGTTAAAGATAACGTTCGTATATTTACATATTGTATCAAGGATAAGAATGGGAGCATTATTTCTACGGCTACTGGAAATACTAAAAAGGAAGCGGAGAACAATGCTTCCAAAGAGGCTCTTGTATACTACAAAGTTAGTATTCAAGAATACAATTCGCATATTTAAACATTTGAAGGTATTTGGAATATTTAAGAGGAACGCAATATTTGGATATAATATATATAATTAAAAATGAGTACAGATAGTACAAATACGTCAAATATAAAGAATATGAATATTACACATTTAGTTTTATCGGGGGGTGGTATGCGTGGCGTGATATTTATAGGTGCACTTAGATATTTATATTTAAATAATATGCATAATAATATAAAACATATTGCAGGATGTTCAATAGGTTCTTTAATAGGTCTAATGTTTGCGCTTAAATTAACTATATATGAGATGGAAGAGGTATTATATGGTTGCATGAAGGATAATGATTTATGTTTTTTATCTATAAAAAAATACATAAGATTGATTACAGAGTTTGGTTTATTTGATACACAGGTAATGATTAAGCATTTAAAAATTATTATAAAAAAGAGATATCCCGATAGGTGCGAGGGCACAAATGAGTCTGGTGATATATCGGAGACTATTACATTTGCACAATTATCTAAAAGTTTTGGAGTAAATATGTATATATCTTGCACGAATATAAATACTTGCGAGAATGAGATTTTTTCTATTGAGAAAACGCCTGATGTCTGTGTATATAAGGCATGTAGTGCTTCAATGTCTATACCATTATTATTTAAACCGATAAATATAGGCGATTATTATTATTACGACGGGGGATTAACTAATAATTTTCCTATAAAAATATTTGCCGATGTGCCTCGTGAGAATATAATAGGTATGCTTTTGTATAAAGATAATGAAAATATAGAGCATGTTCCTGTTAAAACTATCAACTTTATATATATTGTAAAGCAGTTGATGACGATATTAAATATGCTAAGAGTAAAAGAGGTTTTATTAAAGCAGATTCAAGATAGTAAATATACTAATTATTATCGCCCTCAAAATCTCGTGTTAAAAAATGGAATGAATATAATATTTACAAGAAAGGGAATGCGATTACATATAACTAAAAAGGAGATTGATGAAATGGTATATGTAGGCTTTGAAACAATGACCGAATATATTGACGAATTATCTGCAAAATATGCGGCAGACGCGGATGAACGTATTGATGTAATTAGTCTTTGATTAATATTTTTTTATTAATGTAATAGGGTTTTTTATTAATAACAGTTGCATTTGCAGGTAATTTGGCGACAAATGTATTATTGGGAGCTTTTAATAATATTGGAAGAACTGTATCAATAGTTAATTTTTCTAAATATATGCTATTATCTTTGTAGATACTGCTATTGTCATCGCTTCCACTGTTTATGTTTGAGATACGATTATTATCAATAGCTTTTCTAAATGTTTTGACATATTCACTGACCTCATCAGAAGGCAGGTTGTTATCTACTGATATCCAGGAATGCGGTTCTATCTTTTTATTTCTGAAAGCATTTATCAATCTTCTATAGTCAGCGTCAATAAGCGATGTTTTAGCCAATTTGATTTTTTCGGCAAAACCAAAATCATAAATATACATAGTATATTCGCATGATTTTAGATAATAATTTTTGCCGTAAATATTATAGTGATGATAGCTATTTTTGACTACATTATAATTCATATGATATAGAAAGTTGCCCCAGTGACAATCGCCGTGAATAAATCCAATATGATGAAATGTAGATATAGCTAACATTATCTGGATAAATACATTATATAATATGCTGTTATTTTTGAGGAACGTTTTACTATTACAGAGCTGTTTCAAATCGCCTCTGGCAAGCTCATTTAATAAAACATAGTATTTCTTATTGAGAACGATATCTGGCAAGTTTTTATTGGATATTTTGTCGCAGATAATAACTTTATAAGTTAGAATGAAATGTCTTGATATCATATTTTTTATAACTTTATCGGTTATTTTCAAGTTAATCTGAGCTTCAAATAGATTAACACGGTTATTAATCATAATTTTTGAAGCAATAGGATATTTGCCAACTTCGTTTTTAATAGATGCTATATAAATATAGCCATACTTGCTAATAGACCCGAACTTTTTTGTAAGAAATACTGTATTGTCTATATTATATCCGCGAACATCGTTATTTTTTTTAGAACTAATAGCATATTCTGTTAGACACTGTTTGTTATTTACATCTTTTAATTTGTTAGCAATATGCTTATAATAGAATATTCTTTTATCAAGATTATATTTGAGAGTTTTATCTTTAAAATATTTAAGTAATGCATCAGGTAATTTAATATCTTTTTCTTTTCCGTTATTCAAATCAAGATATTTGTTATTAATTGTATTTGAAAAATGGCTATATGCAGATATATTTTTAGTGTTAAATATGTGGGATTCTGCCATTCTCTTATATCTTCTATTTATAAAGCAATATTCTAATATAATATTATAATAGATTTAATGAATAACAGAGAAGAAAAGGAATGCAGTGTCGAGCCGTATATATTTATAATAGATTTGGACGGTACTATAATAGGCGATTGTAATTATCAATGTGATTTATATAATATTATTGAATTGGTAAAAAAATATAAGATGAAGGGATTAAATAAATATACGGCGTTGTGTAATAAATATTTGAATGAAAGTTATTCTGAGAAATCGCTATTAGTGCGACCGCATTTTTTCACGTTTATAAATACTATGAAAAAGCTGTACCCGTCGAGCTATTTTTATATTTATACAGCTTCTGAGAAAAAATGGGCTAATAAAGAGATAGCTATAATAGAGAAGCATAATAATTTTAAGTTTGATAGGCCATTATTTACGCGCGATAATTGTATTATGGATAAATATGGAAATATAAAGAAATCTGTTGTCAAGATATTGCCGCTAATTAGCAAGTCAATCAAGATACCTAATAATTATGATATTAGCAAGAGATTATTAATAATAGATAATAACCCTACATTTATAGATTACACAAATAGTTTATTGATATGTCCTTCGTATAATTATATGAAGTTTTATGATTTGCGCGAGACTTTACCTAACAATAGTAAATGTGACGAGTTAAAAAGCTATATTTTCAGATTAATAAAGGAACAGCGACTTAGCAAGATATCAAAGAAGCCTGAAAACTTAGAGAAGACATATAAATGGCTATATAAAAAATGTAAGAAAATTAATAAATACAATTCAAAATACGAAGGTGATACATTCTGGAAGGACCTTGCTGCGCTTATAAAGCATTATAGTATTACCTCATACAGTCCAAAAATAATAACAGAAATCCAAAAAACTATAACAAAAAATTAGAGACCCAATAGACCTATGTAAATACTACGATATAGCAAATAAGGATATGATGATATTATTAGGATATTAGGATTATGATATATATTAGTTTTGATATTGGGGTTAAGAATCTTGCTCTGTGTATATTAAAACAGACTGAGATATTGGAGATATTGGATTGGCGTATCATAGCATTAGCTTCATCTAAGAAAGAGATTAAGGGGATTGATGATATATCTGAAAGAATATATATTGAGATGGATAATATAATTGGTGGTTTAAAAAATAGGGGCATCAATATGATAGATTATGTATTGATAGAGAATCAGCCTTCTAATTTAAACGGCATTATGAAAACTATCCAGCATATAATCTACGGATATTTTAGTTTAGTTAAATATTGGGACAAGGAGGTCGGTAATGTTGTCCTTGTAAATGCTTCATTAAAAACTAAAAACCATATCTATCTTATAAATATGGAAGCGAATGCAGCGGCTAAGGGCTCGGTCGATGGAGGAGAGGCGAGGAATAAGAAGGGATTTAGGAGGGATAAATATAAGAATAATAAGATGCTTAGTATTGAGTTGTGTTGCGAATATATTAGCGAGAACGAGCAATTAAAGAAGAGATTTAATGAAAACAAGAAGAAGGATGATTTGAGCGATGCGTGTTTGCAAGCTGTATCATATATTAGAAGTAATACGAAGGGAGATATTACAAATAAATATAATAAATTATATAGTAGTGGTACATACTGTAATGAAGATAATGAAAAAGAAGAAGCGTCCTAAAATATTGGTAATAATGATGTATAGTAATCCTGTATCGAATAATATAAGAAAGCTGCGTTTTAAGAAATCTATGAAAAATGCGAGATTATGTTTTAGAGATTGGTACGATGAAGAAGGCATCGCCAAATTATTGGATAATCTTGATGATAAATTGGATGCTATTATAGTGACTGGTTCTGATTATCGCATAGTTGATAGAAGATCGCCCAAGGTTCCTGAGATAATATTTAAACACGCTAACAAGATACATATATTAGCTATATGCTACTCGATGCAATATATCGCTGTAAGATTTGGGAAGTTCTCTAATGTCAGAACAAGAGATGCTGGATATATTCGACACTATGATAGGCCGTTAAAAATAAAGTATCCTTTTGATATTGTAAAGACAATATATATGTATAATCATAATGATATTGTTATCAAAGTAGGGAAGAATATTGAGAATGTAATGAAAAGGAAAGATATGATAGATATATTATATCATAAGAAGCGGGATATATTGGGGATACAATTTCACCCTGAATATTATGTAAAATCTGGGAAATTATTTTTTGGCACTTGGTTATCGTGGCTATCTCGTAGAAATAGCTAATATTCGTAAATTATTTTTATTAGAATGCGTATTAATAAACATTTAAAAATTATAATAGATATATAAACATTTGATACCCAAATAAATATATAATATGGCTTTACTATCAAATTATAATAATAGAAATGATGATTTAATTGAATTGAATAGAGAAAGTTTTAATAAACAACCTTTTAGTTTTAATATACCAGGGGGAGGTAAGCAGTCTAATATAGCTATTAGCGAAGAATTGTTTAATAGGAAAAAAATAAGCGATGATGTAATATCTATGTCTTCTGGCGGTTCTTCGCGAGGAAGTTCATCTGGTGGTAAAAAAAAATATATGAAAAATATCAATAATATATATCGCAATAAAGATAAGATTGGTAGAGGTTCGCGAATAGAAAGCGAGAGCGATAGTGATGAGAGTAAAAAGAGTTCGAACCCTAGCAAGATTAAGAAAATATACGATGATAATATTAGTGAAGTTAGTGGTGGCAGCGATGAAAGCGATGAAAGTGCCGCGAGTGGAGAAAGTGCCGCGAGCGGAGGAAGTGAAGAAAGTGAGGGCAGTGGAGGAAGTGAAGAAAGCGGATATGGAGGTGATGGTGGTAACAGTAAACAAAAAAATAAGTTTCTGAGCCCTAAGGAAATAATAAGGAATGAGATAAATGAAAAGAGAGAGATAATATATCAACTCGACAGAATGGAATCTAAGGGATTTAAGATACCGTTCAAGTTCAATATGAACTCTGATATTGAGGAGATGAGAACCGAATATAATAGGCTTGTTAGAGAAAAAGAATTGGACGGGAGTGTAAGATTTCAGCAAAAAATGTTAATGGCATTTATCTCAGGAACTGAATATATTAATGGACGATATGATCCGTTTTCTATAAAGCTTGATGGGTGGTCCGAACAGGTAAATGAAAATATAAATGATTATGATGATATTTTTGAAGAATTGCATTATAAATACAAGGCGACAGGAAAGAAGATGGCGCCTGAATTGAGGCTTTTTATATCACTATCAGGAAGCGCTTTTATGTTTCATTTAACGAGCAGAATGTTTAAAGAACAGCCTCTCCCTGATGTAGAAAATGTTCTCCGTTCTAATCCCGAATTAATGAAACAGTTTCAAAATGCAGCAGCAAAACAATATGTAATGGGAAACGGCGCTCCGCAACAAATGCCACAAATGTCTCAAAATCGCGGGTCTAGTAATGATAACATGGGGTTATTCAATATGGTAAGTAATCTCTTTGGCTCTTTAAATAGCGATCCTGTACCTTCAAATATGCCATCATATTCGCAAAACATGAACACACAAAACAGAGGAGTTGCACAACAGTCTAATGATAAAAAGCAATATGAAGATATAGATAATATAATTAAAAATGTTCATAGCAAGATATCAATTGATGATAGCGATAATAACATAGAGACTCTTTCAGTTAGCGATGAAGAGATTACTTCAATTATAGAAGATACTGCTGATATTCAGATATTAAAAGGGAGAGGAAGACCCAAAAAAGGTACTCGCACATTAAATATATAAAATATTAGCGGTATATGACTCATGAAAATAATAACTATTTTATATTATATAATGAATAAAAATAAGGGTTATTAGGGAGTTAAATTACTCGATAAATAGATATTTATCTATTTTTTCTAAGATTGGTTATTTTTTTAGCGGATTTATTAACAAAGCTGCCTACTTCTTTAACAGATTTAACGATTCTATCAGGGGTACTGCGTAGAGATTTCATCGGGTCGCGGATAGTATCCTCTACTTCTTCTTCAAAAACCTCTATTTTAGATAATAGACCGCTTAGAGTGCTTAATAGGATAGGGATGATAATTATGGTGAATAGGAGGGTCAAGAATAGGAAGAGGGATATCATAGTACCTACTGAAATGATATCGCGGCTTAAATCCTCTGAACATTTGCATTTTTCATTGGTTAAATATCTAACATATTCAAATGCATAATATATGTAAACAACAAACATTAAGAAGAATACGAATGTTGCGATAGATAGTAATTGGACTACTACATAGCCCATGCTTTTAGCGACAGATTTAAGTGATATAATAGAGGTTATTATGAAATAACCGAGGGCTATTACAGTGAAGTTCTTGATAAAATCTTTGTTAGGGTGTTCCGAACATTCACACCCCATATTCTCTAGTTTGTAAATATAACTGAGAATTATTAACAATAATATAGCAAAAATTGCTTGGATTATGGCACTACTATAAAAAGATAAGTTATTTTCACTCTCTTTCATTGTACTATTTCTTACTCTATACTATTATATAGAAATAATTTTTTTATAATTCAATAATATTATAAATAAAAAACTTTGTAGAATTATCTAAGTTTTTAATATTTATATTTTTAATTTTATCTATTATACTATTATATTTAGCGATAGCCAAGATTTTATATAATTGTTCCAGTAAAATATCTATAATATATTTATATATGTCAGTATCATATACAATACTAAGTACATAATCTGCGATATTATTTAGCAATATTAGCAGTTCTTCGCGTTTATATTTAATCCATATCTTATTAATATTATTTATTCCACGTTTCCACTTTGTATATTCGCAATACATATCATATTCGTCGTTCAATACCAGAAGATTGTTTTCGTATACATATCTTGGCGGATCCCATTCCTTATTGTTTATGTAATTATTCCATTGCTTATCAAGCATAGTGTAGACATATTCTTTATTAAATAGAGTAAGTATATTACTATACAGCTCATCATCGCTTGTTTTAATATAATTCCATATAATCATAAAAATATTATCTTTGTTATCGTTATTATCATTTATAGCTATAATTTCCTTAATTTTATCGTAGATACTGTCCCTGTTTTTAATACTTAGTTTATTTAAATTACCTATCAAACACCTTTTCAGCTCGGATTTCTTTGTAAAGTCAGGTATTATAATATGAAATCTTGATTTAACCTTTGGTTTATTATACTTCTCCTTATTATTATATATTTTTTTTGCCCATATCATTTTGGGATCATAATAAGAGTTGAAACACGAATATGTATTTTTTATATCTACGGCTTTATCCAAAATATTACGCGGTACATCAATAGAATTATAGATATCTCTAAATTGTTCTATACTAATCTTGATGATTTGTTCGTCCATTATAATTAGTTATTATAAATAATCTTATATATTGATTACATAACATAATTATAATATTCGATATATCACAGTATCTAATAAAAATAAATTATCACATCAAAATATATAATTATAATATTATAAGTTCACTTGCGCGTTTTTGTATTATCTAGATTTTTCCCTCTTCGTTTACGTAAACCACCTGTCTTTGAAGAAGGCGAGGATGTTCTTGCCGCAGACGAGGATTTTGACGAAGATGCTCTTCTTGTCGCGATAAGTTTTTCATTTATACTCCTATAAATGGCTGCAGCTTCATTCTTCATCTTTTCAATATCAGAGAGCAATTCGCGTTGATTTTTTTTATTGATTCCGATAAATCGGACGATCCTGGCCTACGACCCCGGGCGGGGTTGGAAATCAAGTCCATACCAAGATTATAATGTTCATTTTACTTTTATTTAATACGCTTCTCAATGTCTTTAACTTTCTTATCCATCTTTTCAATATCAGAGATTAAACTACTCATATTCTAATATACATAAGGCAAAAACAATAATAGTTAATAAAGTATTAATGACACATGAGATAATTAATAGATTAGAGGAGCTATATTCAAACTATCTTGTATATAGAACTATAATTGTGTGCTACGAACTCGTCTCCTTATATTGCCCTCAGTGTCCGCACGTCTCCTTGAAAAAGGCGGGGAGGGTGGTCTCGCAGGTTCGAATCGTATTGTTGGCGGTGGCGAGTAATTATCTGGCGGAAAAATTTTTTTTTCATTTAAATCGGCAGCGCTGAGTCTAAAAACTTCTCTTCGTGAGGCAGCGCTGAGTTGTGAATATTCTTTATAAAACCTATCTTTTTCATTTGAATCCCTAAACTTATTAGACCGCAGCATTTGTGCATAATTTATTAAATTAGCTTTTTTATTTAACTCAGCTCTTCTTTTTTCTATTCTTGCTTCTCTTGCTCTTGCTTCTGCTTCTGCTGTTGCCGCAGACAAGGATGCACTTGTCGCGGGCGAGGATGCTCTTCTTGCCGCTGCAGACAAGGATGCACTTGCCGCAGACAAGGATGCACTTGCAGCAGACAAGGATGCACTTGGTGCGGGCGAGGATGCACTTTCCATATTCAATAATATTACTGTTTTATGAATTAAATCAAGTGTTTTTTTTAATTCATTACTGTTCTTAAAAATATCAATATTTTTTTTTTTTTCAATAATATATTTTTTATCGCGGCGGTAATTGTCGGTATTGCGGTCACTCATCTAATATATTGTAAGATTTTTTTTAAAATTGTTTTGTGTATAATATTACATAAGGCAAAAACAATAATAATTAATAAAGTATTAATGACATATGAGATAATTAATAGATTAGATGAGCTATATTCAAGCTATCTTGTATATAGAACTATAATTGTATGCGATGATAACAAAGACGATAAGTATGTCAATATACTTAGAGATAATAATTATGATAGCTATGTGTTAAAAGAGTATGACACTGCGGTAGATTATGATTCTCTGGATGTAAGGATATTTTTAATAGAAAAAAAGCATTTTATCAAGTTTATTAAGGGCTATATTGATAACAAAATTAGGGCTAATATTGATATAGATAGATATGGAGCGTATTTTTATAATTCAATAATAATACAGTTTGATAATAATGAATATGATATCGTGGAAGAAACTGAGAGAATTAAGAGAGAGTATAAAGAAATATCTAATAATTATGATATTATTATCTAATAATAATTTAGAGGATTATACTATTAGAATATTAATATGGCGGCAAAAAAGAGTTTTTTCGGAAGCGATATATTTATTATGATTTCAATAATATTATTTTTATTATTGGCAATTGCCGTTTTATTCGCATATAATAAAAATAAAATAATGGAGACTTTCATGGGCGAATCTGCTGATAAAAAATATAGAATGGAGTATTATTATATGGAAGGTTGTGGACACTGTGATGATTTTAGTAAATCCGGAGTATGGGAGAAGCTTAGTCGAGAATACGGAAATAAATTAGAGTTTAAAAAGTATAATATGAAGGATTGCAAGGACAGAATAGATAAATATAAAATCTCTGGATATCCTACTATTATTATAGTAGATATGACAGATTCTGAGAAAAAGGAAGAAGAATACAATGATGACAGAAGATACGAGAAAATGAAGGTATTTGTAGGAAAATATGCGAATATGAATATCTGAGCATTTGTAAAATAAGTATATAAGCCTATTAATAAAACTTAATAATAATAAAGGGTATAAATAAAAATGGGTGGCGGGTTGATGCAATTAGTTTTAAAGGGTAATATGAGCGAATATATTACCTTACAGCCTCATATTAATTATTATAAATATGTTCTCAAAAAACATACTAATTTTTCTATGGAAACTATTGTTATTACTTCTACTGGTGATAGCAATATTGGTTTTAAGCCATCAACTTCTGAGTTGCGTATTAATTTTAAAATAAAGCGTTATGCTGATTTATTATCAGGCTTGTTTTTGACATTCAAAATACCTGATATATACTCGGACGATGTATATAAGTTCAGGTGGGTAAATAATTTGGGCTTTAATTATATTAAGGAGGCGCGACTAAAAATAGGGGTAGTTAATATAGAGACGTTATATGGAGAATGGATGAATATATGGAATGAACTCACTAGCAAAGATAACACAGAATATAATAAGTTAATAGGAAATATAGATGAATATACGGCTCCTTTCAATTTTGTTCCAAAATACAGGGTGTTAAATAACAGGCTTTATAATGTTACCTATCCTGTATCAGTTTTTACAAAAACGCCTGAAAATCCAAGTATCAAAAAGAGAAAAATACAGGTTCCTCTCAATTTCTGGTTTACTAAGAATCCTTCTCTGGCCCTTCCATTATTAAAATTAGAGAATAACGAAGTTGAATTAGATATTTATATTAATGATAATGCATTTGAGGGATTATATCAGGTATGGAGTAATATGTTGAATACTTATGTGAGTCCGTTTATGTATAATGCAACACATAGTCCTACGATACCTATATCGATTGCTACATTTGTAAAGCCGAGCGATGTAAACTTTGATGTTAATAATGAGTTATTATGTACCTATGTATATTTAGATAGTACTGAAAGAAGCAGCTTGTTATTGAATACTAATCAAATTAATTATATTATTAACACAGTTAAGAAAACACAGGCGATAGCATTGAATGATAATCATACGCTCATAGATATAACAAATGCGAATCATCACATCAAGGAGATTATATGGATTACACGAAGGAGTGATTCTATAAGAAACTTCAATAATTATACAAATTACACAGGGTCTCATGAATATAGTGAAGGGCTTGGGATATTAGATAGAGCATCAATATTATGGAATAGAGAAATAACACGGGCTGATTATGATGCGGCTTATTATAATCAAATAGAGCCTCATAAATATCATACAAATATACCAAGAACAGGAATATACTGTTATTCATTTGCTTTATTTCCCGAAAAACAGATTAGCTCGGGCTCTTATGATAATACACAAATTACAACATCATTATCGGTGAATGTAAATCCGGAGGTAAAAGATGATAGCAAATATACATATATTACTAAATCATATAATGATATATTAAATAGGGTCTATCCGGTCAATTTTGAAATAACTATATATGTGATGGAAATAAATGTTCTAACAGTTATTAATGGCGGTGCTGGATTAAAGTTCAGCTAAATCACATCAGCTTGTATGTTATCAATTATTTTTATATTCTTTTATATAATTAAAGCATCATGGATTTATTTGTTTTAATAATAATAATTGTATTTGTATTTATAATAAAGTATTTAATAGATACTATTAACTCTCTCAACGGAGAGATAAGAGAGATAAAGGAAAAATGTATAATAGGAAGTAAAGCAGTCGGAGCAGGAGATGCAAGTGATGGAGGAAAAGGGATAACATTTACAAAAAACACCGAAAAACCTTCTGATAATGTTAATAAAGAATTAATAAAAAGTCTAGTATATTTTAAGGACTACTTTGATAATAACAGCTAGGTAATTGTGTCTCGTGCAAAAGTATATAAATAGATATAAAAAATATAAGCGTTTATAATTAAATGCCGAGAAAAAGTAAAAACAGTGATGTTAAATCTACAATAGATAAGAAGAAAGGCTTAATGAATACTATTGTAAAAGATGTGGTACTTGTAGAAAACGAGGATATTATATTACAGTTGCCTATATCTGACAATGATATAAATAAAATAAGTATTACTGAAAAATTATTAGAAGCTCCTACGCCATACGAGCCTAATTGCTGTTATATAAATGAGACTAATTTTTATAATACAATTCAAGACAATTTGATTAATGAAGATAATTGCAAAAATACTAACATAGATTATAATGATAATATTATTAAATCATCAAATAATTGCTATTGGTGTTGCCATTCTATTAAAGATAGGATTTACGGTATGCCTTATAAATATAATATTACTACAAATACTTATATATTGTTTGGGAACTTTTGTTCTCTGGAATGCGCCAATGCATATAACTTCTCTTCGCATTGCGGGAGTGATAAAGTATGGGAGATAAATAGCTTGATACAAATGTTGAGCAAACATTTTGGGTGTACACGTCCCATACGTCCCGCACCTTCAAGATTTTTACTAGATATCTTTAACGGGCCTATGAATATTGATGATTTTCGAAAGGGTCATCATACGAATGAAAAAACTCATCTATTAAATCTGCCACCTATGATAGCCACTACTTACAATTATGAAATTGTAAATACATCTTATCTCAAAAACATTACAGATAATATGAATAATAAAATTGAGGTAAAGAAAAACAAAAAATGATATAAGAACATTAATACAATAAATATTGTGAATTACCCAAATTGCTATTAAGAATGACGAGTCTTGATAATAAATGCTGTGTTTCTGTTGATACGACAGCTACGTTGGCCAAGGCATCTGCTACCGATTATATATACTTTTCGCATTACAGAGTTTCTACCATAACTTGTAATGCAAATATTGGCGAAGATATTAATTTAAACTTGAAAATGTTGTTTGAAAATATTGTAATAATTGATAAGGATGATACAGAAGGGATTGTATGGGCGCAATATATGAAGGATGGCGAAGATTTAAATCGCGGGACATATCCTAAGAAAAGGAGAAACAGTAAGAAAAATAAAATGAAGAAGAATAGGTTTGATAACCAGGTTACTATTATATATAAGAACGAGAAATATATGCCTAATGTGAAAATATTTAAGAACGGTAATATTCAAATAACAGGAATAAAGGTTGTTGAGGATACTGTTAAAATTGTTAACCATATTATTGCGAATATCAAGAATATCTATTATGATATTAGTAAGGACATTATAAATAACCGTGATGATGATTATGAATTGAAATTGAAATATCAGAACTTTAAAATCAGAATGATTAACTCGGATTTCAAGGTTTATTGCGACAATTCTCTCGCGGTTCCATTCGGTTTAAAGAGACGTGAGATACATAATATATTTATTAGCGATCTATATAATAATAAGTGTTCATTTCAGCCCGGAATATATCAAGGGGTTAAGTTAGAATATTTCTGGAATAAATGCAATGAAAAAAAGGATGGTATTTGTTATTGCCCTAAGAAATGCTATGGAAAAGGAAAGGGAGAAAAGGTAGGAGATTGTAAAAAGGTTACTGGGGCATTATTTGAGAGCGGTAGCATCTTAATTACAGGCGGTGTATCATTTGAGCAAGTTGATGAGGTATATAAGTATATCTGTACTTTCTTGATTAAACACAGGGATACTATTAAGAAAATCCAACCAACAAACCTTGTTGTTCAAGATATTGCGACATGAACATCGTAGACTTTGTAGACTTTATCTTATATCTGTTGTATGGCAGCTGAAATTGTAGTTGACATCACAGTCAGCTGATGTATATTTTTTATATTTATCGGTATTTATGCTATTATTTCCCGGTCTATTATATGAGGGTATGTGATGGCTTGCGTAAAAATGCGAAGCATACACTGCGGCATCAGGTTCAGCAGGAGGCATTTTATAACTATTACCCCAGGGTTTTTTGTCAAATAAGACATCGCCAGTATATAACCCTGCATTTTTTGGCAGAGGAGGGACGGGAACATTATGGCTATAATCTAATTCGGCATATTCTAATTCTTTTTTCATTATTCTATATATAAAATAGATATTATTATATAAAGATAAAATTAATAAATAATTTAAAATAGTATGAGTACTGAAAGAAAAAGGAGAAAGGTTGCTGATTTTGTAAAAGATGGTATGGAAACTGCTGATATACGAGCTATGGTTCAAGATATTGTATTGTATACGACAGAAAACAAGACTAAATATTCTTCTCACGAGGAGCTATTGAATGAAATGAAAAAATCAATAGAAGGAATCTTGTTTTTTGAAGAAAGATATCCCATGTTATATGCGATGGTTACAAAAGAAGAAGGGTTTGAATATAGTAGCCTTGAATATTTTTTAGATATGCGAGAGAAAATCGTAAATAACAAATTAACATCAGAACAGGCTTCAAAAGTAGTAGGTCAAGTATGGTTTGATAAGTACTATAAAAACCCGGATGGCAAAAAATAGCTTATTAATCCGATGTGGGATCTAAAACTAAATCAATCAATGCATTTATTTTTCTAGCTTTTTCCATATATATAACAGGCTACTAATACAATCTGAAAGCTTCTATATTATAGATATTACATAAAATACCTGAGCATTTATTGAGACACTGGAATATTACTATTTTTTCATTTTATAATTTGAGTACATCTTTCTGTTTTTTCTAAAGTTTTAAAAGTTTTTTGGAAATTACAAAATAAATCAAGAGATGTACTCAATTTTTAATTTTCAATTTTTAGAAATATATGGTTGCTTTTACAGACATCATAACGGTTGTATATAATAATCAAGACACATATAATATGGAAAACATAGGGATAAATTTGTTACATTTTGAGATTATTAAAATAAAAATTGACACTAAAATCTATTTAAATTATTACTATCACAGTCAAAGCAAGTCAAAGCAAGTCAAAGCAAGTCAAAGCAAGTTACCGAACAGCCTATCAAACTTCAAAAGTCTTTCCGAGTTTTATCCAGAAACTCTTTCAGAAGAATGTCCGTTGCCGTTGCAGCCGCTCAGACTATCGGAATGGCCTTCAAGGAGTATATGAAGAATATTTCCGACGAGATTAGCACATCTAAGGATTTGGACGAGCATTTCGCTCAGTTCAAGAAGGATTTCAAGGAGAAGAAGAAGAATATCAAGATTGAGATTGCCGAAAAGAAGAAGGATGACAAGAAGAAGAAGAGGAACAATCTGGATGAGGATGGCAACGAGAAGCCTAAGAGGCCTCTTACCAAGTATCAGCAGTATATCAGGGACAATCAGCAAAGGATTCGCGATGAGTTTCCCGACCTTTCAAATACCGAAAGGTTCTCTAAGCTTGCCGAAGAGTGGAAGGCTTACAAAGCCACTCTCGCCAAAGCGGTTGATGACTACGATGAAGAAGAAACAGATTATTATGTTGTCGAACCCGAGGAACCCGAGGAACCTGTTACAGAAGCTGTCGACGAGGTAGTTGTTGAAGAAGATGAGAAGGCTGAGAAGGCTGAGAAGGCTAAGAAGGCCAAGAAGGCTAAGAAGGCTGTTACGACCGACAAGAAGAAAAAGGACGAGGATTCTGAGTAAATAAAGAGAAAAGTATAAAGGGTGTTTGAGATTAGGATTAGGATATATATTTTTTATTTTTTCTTGTCACCTTCTTATTATATAAATATCTAAATAATTATATAGATGATTATAGAGTTATTTATTAGCTCAGTAATAATAGGTGCTATTATTGGATTGATAGGTATTGGTGGTGGCATATTGTTGCTACCTGTATTAGTTTATTATGATTTTTCGTTCCAGCAAGCTGTTGCGATATCTCTTTTCTTAAATACGATACCTAATGCATTGCCTGGATTATATCTATATTATCAGAATGGATTTTTTGATTTTAATGCTGCTATTATAGTAGCTGCTGGAAGTATCATTGGTGGAATTGTAGGAGCTTACATTGGTGCAAATAATTATATAGACGACAGGACATTATATAGAATATATACAGCATTTCTAGTAATTACAGCTATATATATGTACTGCTATTATTGTTAGGTATTAGATTATTACTTATTTTCTTTACAATGTATTTTGTATCATATATATAGAAGGAAGTATTTAAAATGTGTCATTCTAAATTGAAAAAAAGTAAAAAGAAAGGAGGGTATAATATAGATGATGATAATGTTAATAATAGAATTAAAACAGAAAATATAACACCAGCTATTGATAAGTACGGATATTTAATTTGGAAACATATTAATATTGGTACAATTGTTATTACACCTGATAATGGATGTATTTGGAAAATAGTTAAATATACCGTAAATACTAGTGTAGAAGGTACACAATATTATTTATTTACTCTTAAATGTATTATAGGTTGCATAGTAAATGCAGAAATAATAACAACATCATATGATTTTCGTGTATTAGTAGTATTTAAACAAAACGAAAAATCTTACAATTTGGGATTAATAACGGGTTATAATCATAGTGAAATATCATTTAATGTTACAACAAAAGATGATGATAATAACATATATAACTGGTCTTTCAATAATACTGAGACAGTAAAATCTAATATAATAGGAGTTATAAAAAGTGATGACCTAATTAATAATCTAGTAATGCAAGATGGATTATCAGAATTACATAGAAAATATTTAGCTATGAAAGATATGAAAGCAGGGAAAGAGCTTATAAACTTGAGAACAATTTATAATAATAATTTTCAGTCGTCGAATATTAGTTCATATGCTGATATTGCTAAACAAAAGGGTTTAGGAATTAATTTTGGTCGTCCATTATTTATAGGATCCCTTGGTGCTATCGGCAACCAGAGTGCTTTTGGCCCTCCACAGAGTACAGCTTTTAGCCCTCCAAGTGCTGCTTTTGGCTCTCCAAGTGCCGCTTTTGGCTCTCCAAGTGCCGCTTTTGGCTCTCCAAGTGCTGCTTTTGGCTCTCCACGTGCCGCTTTTGGCTCTCCAAGTGCCGCTTTTGGCTCTCCACGTGCCGCTTTTGCCCCTGATAATGACGTAAAAATGGCAAATATGATATTAAATATATATCTTGAATTATTGGCAAATGAAGCAATATATGATGCTATATTATCAGATAATAAAGCTGGCAACATAACAAAACGAAACATTATAATTGAAACTTTAAAAGAAAATTTAAAATTTAAAGCTAATAGCAATAAAATTTTAACAAAAGAATATTATAATACAAAAGTATCGGATATATCAAGATTATCAAAAATATTATTTTATCTTTTTGATATCACTGATATCAATGAAGCAATAGAAAAAATTATACATTTGGAAGATACAATAATACCTGCACTTGATGATCTTAGAAAAAAGGGGGGGTTTATTCTATTTCTAACTGTAAAACGAGTATACGAATTAGATGATAATATATATAAATCTGATGATTTTTTTGATGGATATAATATGTTAAATCGTTTGTTTCTTTCATTAAAAAAATTAAATGAAAGTCGTCCTCGTGGAAGTCCTCCTTTAAGATTTGGTCCAGAGGGTGGCGGTTTGCCCTTATATAAAAATATAGGCAATAAGGAAATTTTAGGAAAAAATAGAATTATATTTAAAACGGCGGGTTCAAATAAAGAATATATCAAAAACAAAGGGATGTTTATTCTAGTATCAGAGTATAAAAAGCAACAAAAGCATAAATGATACAGTAATAATATTATGCTAAAAATTATGAATATATTCTAAAATATAAGCAGGGGTAGTTTAATATTCCCAATTATTGATAATTTACAACAATCTATTTTATTTTTTTAACATCCTTACTTATAATTTTTTTATATTTTGCTAATGATATAAATACCCCCTTTACTTTAACATATTCTGCACCGCGTTTCCCGGTATATATTACCATTTTTCTTTTACCATTCATAAACCTCTTTTCAGATTTCTTATATTTCTTACTTATTCCTCCGACCTGTTGTTGTTGTTCGTCTGTGTTTTTTGAATATTTTAATAATTGAAAATTTTGACTACACGCACCATAATATGTTTTATTATCATCGCTAGAATGTTCATCGCTAGAATGTAAAATAATTTCTGGTTCTATGTGATTATTTTCAAAGTCTTTTGTTTTGTACTTTTTAAACATTATACCATAATCGTCTAATGAAATATCATATTGAGGTATCATAATATCCATTTTATTTATCATAGTGCCGGTTAACGATGATTCGCTTTCTATATTTGTAAGTAGAGATATATCTTGTTTTGCAATTGTTTTTCCAATAAACTTATGACTATCATGCGTTATACTAAGATAAGCGTAAGATTCAAGGTTTGATATACCACGAGGGTTTTCGGCTTTTGATATATCCAAATCAATATGATATGTCGTTCTTCCATCATTAGTTACTTTGCTAAAGCTCGGTAATAATCCAGCTGGTTGATGACCAAATATATTATATATTTTTGTATATTTATTAAAATCAGAGTCTAAAAAAATTGGGGAATCTTTGTATTTTAAAGGTCCCTTTTCACTTAAACTATTTATTGTAACAATGGGTGAAAACTTTGATGAATGCGTGTGCAAAATCTTTTTGTCCTTCCAACTATCACAATAAGCCAAACAAGCAGCTGTCATAGCTATATATTTTTTTAAGTCTTCTTTAAATATGAATAATGGAATAGTTAAATCACCATTATTATATGAGTTAAACTTCTTTAAAAAATCGGTTAACTCTGAGTTCAAAAAAGCTATATTTTCAATTTTTATATTCGGATCATCATTTCTTCCTATATTGCGAGGTATTATAAACCTACCCGTATCATCATCATACTCTATACCATTATGGGCTGCAATAATCAATTTTTGATCAATATTAATCGACGTATTTGAGTTCAAAAAATTAAAGATTTCTATATTATATTCATTAGATGAATTGCCATAATCTCTTCCTATATTGCGAGGTATTATAAACCTTTTATTATCCTCATCATACGGTATACCAGAATGGGCTGCAATAATCAATTTATCATTAATAGTAATATTTGACATAATATGGCATTTTTGTAAATATCTTATGTATAAGCCATTATAATCTTTAAAGGCATCAGGAATATTATCAGGAATATTATCAGGAATATTATCACTTACAACATTATATTTAGCTGTATTTCCAATTCCGTATTTCCAGTCTACACCCATTATAATATTCATCGTAATTATAAATAAATGTATATAATCATCATAAAATTTTTTCTTATCAGGGTACTTATTATTACTGTTAATATTTTCATAAATCTTAAATAATACTTCGAACTCTTCTTTAAAAAATTCCACCTGATTTGGAGCTCCAAAAGTGTCACTATATATGTAGTTAACTCTTTCTTTTAAACCATCTGGATATGTACCTTCAAATTTTGTTTCACTCCCAGCTTTCGCCCATATACCTTTTAGAGCTATATATTCTTCATTTTGTTTTGCAGAAAATCTAAAGTTAAAATACATGTCCCTGCGAATAAACGCGCCTGCGGGAGTTTTCATATCATACTCATCAATAATAACTTTAAAAAATTCCCAGGCCTTTAATTTTTTATAAGCTTCTTTTCTCATTAGCGTTTCTATATAATCGACAGAAAACTCACGATAACACCTTATCTTATTTAAATCTCTATTACCGCATGTTAATATAACACGATCACTATATGTTTCTTTTAAATTGAGCATATATTTTAAATTACGAATAGACTTCGCCCCGCGGTCTAGTAAGTCTCCTGTAAAAACTATTGCGCGATTACTATTATTAGTATTAGCAAGGTCAGTTAAGTTAATAATTTCATCTGGCATATTACCTTCTAAATCTGCAAAAAAGTTAATTTCAAAATTATCATCAAAATGATATATTCCATCATTTATACCAAGTTCACCTCCCTTCTTTTTACAATCTTTTCTACCGCAACCTCTACAATCTTTTTTACCACAACTTTTACAACCTTTTCTACCTATATTTTTAGTCATAATTTTAATATTATACTTCTAATATATATAATATATAATATATAATATATATTATTAAAAAATAATCCCATAAATCATATTACAACATTTTTAAATTAAGTCCGATTATGTGATACAAACATATAAAAGATGTTGTGTTGTGTAATGTGTATAATTTAGGTTTTTTATCATTTTAACATCGTAATTTTTATAAAAATTGATATAAGCAATTAAATATATATATTTTTTAACAAAGTATTATTATGAGCAGTGATATGCCATTGTCCAATGTCCCCCCTACTAATCTCACTCAATTAATTGAAAAAACGTACAGTAATTACGATGGCAATACTAATTATGCAAATACTCTTATTAATACGCTGAAAAAATATCATTTCTGGCCTAATATCAAGGTTAAGAAGTTCAAAAATAACGATGATATTGTTCTTCTTCATACTAATTACAAGATGAGTGATATTTGCGAATATAAGGAGCTTTATGAGCAATGTAGGAGTATCGTATTGGACTTTACACTATCGTGTAATAATAATGTTGTAGTTACCTATGCCAATTCTATTCCGCGAAGAATCGGATATGAGGAATATATTTCGGCAAATTATAGTGACACTGACAAATGTTATGAGGCTTATGATGGTACTATTATTACTGTATATAATTATAAAAATCAGTGGTATTTCGGGACATCAAGTTGTCCTGACGCGAATAGTTCAAAGTTCTCGCATCCTACGAAATCGCACGGCAAGATGTTTGACGAGGTACTATACGGATTTTATAGTAAATCTCCTGAAACCGCTGAAATGCTTTCGCGCATTCCGCCGGATGATGTCGGAGAGACTCTGCGGGCCATGTTCGCGTCCAATTTGAATCCTGAACACGCTTATGAGTTTGTATTGATTCATTATGATAACAAGCATATCATTGATTATACTGATGTTCTTGGGGAGAATTATAAGGAGCTTGTGCATATCAATACAAAAAACAGGGTTACACTGGAAGAATATGATATTAATCTATCGGCTATCCAAGAGCTCTTTAATTTGGGTGTAAAATATCCTGCTTATTTCGCAGACATCAATCAGGCCAATACATATATCAATGAGAATAAAAGTTATGGGTTGATTATCAAGAAAAAGGTGGATGGAGAGAACTTTTCGAGGCTATACAAGATATCTTCGATGTATATTAACTATCGCGAAGAGACTGACCCATGTCACCCTAATGTATGGATGAATATTCTTAGCGTCTATATGAAAAACAAGCAGAATTATACGATTAAGGATTACATTGCGACATATAACCCGAATATCCAGATTCCAATTGATAATAACGGAAGACATATTGACCCTACATATCTCGTACATACGATTATTTCAACTATCAAGGATAGCCTATACAGCTATTATAAATCAAGTACGACATATAACCCGACTTATAAGAGATACAAGATGAATAAGGAGATGGACAAGCAATTTGCACCAATTATTCAGTATCACTTGGCGCAGCTGAGAAATCTACAAATCACGACATTCAGCAAGAAGCTTATTACGTGCTCTAACATTTATTACTATTTGTGTCAATGTAATGATGTAAAAAATATCAAGACTCTTATTCAGTTCTTTGCAACGAATCCAATTAATGAAATGCAATCCCGGACATCAATGTGTTTCGCAATTATGAACACATTGATTTCATAGATGTCGGGGGTATTTGGGATGTCGAAAATATAAATTGTGAATATGAAAATATATATCTTTAATAATAGATAGAAGGATATATATGACGGACTATTTTTCCACACAGGGATGGGTGTATATTGTAGTTAGTATTATACTTACTATAATATCTCTTGCATTGAATGTGTATTTGGAAGGCCCTGGATTATATTTAATAGCGTATTTTGTATATCTGCTTGTAATATTATTGACAGCTTACAATATAACATGTTTAACAAAAGGCGAATGCTATGTGTGGAGCTGGATTGTTACAATACTATCAATAATACCTATGATACTTATGATAATCCTAATAGTATATATCATATTATATGAAAAAAATGCTAAGCTGTAATTTTATATTTATATATTTTTCTTTTTTTTCTTGTAATAAATTACTCTATTATTGTAATTAAATATTAAAATTTTGATAAAAAATAGCATATAATAATTATTACGCTGACACTTCTTTAATTACCAAAGTTTTATAAAGAACACTTGTGTTTTCTGCTTTAAGAAAAAATGACAACTGCGCAAAATGCCTTATCTGTTATTTTCAAGGAACGTATTAAGAATATGCCTGATGATATTGACGATAAGGGAATCTTTGAAGAATATTATAAAGTTTGATGGACATAAACAATATAGGGCGAGGGAAGAAGAATGCAGCATTATAGTGCATTGCTGTATATTATGTGTTTTATGTTTTCTTTATTTTTTCATTTGTAAAAATTGATATATAAGATAAAAATATAATAAACTATATATTAATAGAATGTTTTACAATTATAAGTTTGATTCGACCGACCCTTCAAATAATCACAGCTTTGATATTCACGATATTGACTTGGCTATTGTGAATGGTATGCGAAGGATTATTATGACGGATATTCCAAACTTAGGAGCAATTGGAGAAAAGCTGGAGAAGGAGGAGCCTACTGTTAGCGTCATTGCTAATACAGGAGCATTACATGATGAGTTTATTATACATCGCATTGGACTAATTCCTATTTGTATGACGGCAGATGAAATTGAAAACTACGAGGATAATTCGCTTGTCATTGAATTGAATGTTAATAATACTACGAATAAGAGTATTGATGTGCGAACCTCGGATTTTAAGGCAACTTTCAATGATGTAGAAATTACTGAGAAGAAATTGAGAGAGTTATTTCCACCGAACAAGGTATCAAAGCACAATATATTGATTACTAGACTGAGACCGGGAGAACACCTACATTTGAAGGCTAATATTGTAAAAAGAACTGGACGAGATAATGCTTCGTTTAACCCTGTTTCATTATCAAACTTTTCATATATCCAAGACCCTAAGGAAGCTAAGAAATACGAGAGCTTACTTGATAAAGAGAGGGCGTACTATATGAATGAATACGGTGACCCTACTAAGTTCAAGTTTGACATAGAGCATATTAATGTTAATATGGGACCTCGTTATTTAATCCCGAAATCGCTGGATATTGTTATAAACAAGTTAAATAATCTAATGACCGAATTGGTTAATATTAATACGACGGAAATAGTAAAAATACAGCAATTCCAAGATATTGCAGAGACATATGAGTTTATCATTGATAATGAAGATGATACGTTGGGAAATATTATACAATCCTATGTACATGACAATTATGTGAGGAACAAGAAAACTGTTAATAACATGGCTTGCAAGTTCATAGGCTATATTTGCCCACATCCTCTCAAATCTACAATGATTATAAGGATAACTCTTGATAATATTACTGATAAATATATGTTTATCGCATTTATGGATAAAGTATGCAAGGAAATTGTCAGTTATTTAGTTGATATTAAGACAAAATGGAATAAGTTTGCAATTGATAATAATGTAGCATAATTTATATTATTATATATTAAAAGAAAGGGAAAAATAATATGTCAATTAATATAAATCACAATGAGTATATTTTTGAGGATGAAGAATTGGAAGAAATAGAATATCTTGAAATAATGAGTATAGATGATATTATTAAAGACAATCCTTCATTTATAGCATTGTCCCGCAATGAAATAAAGAGCAGTTTATTTGAATTGTTCGCGAATAATAAGAAGGCAAATAATATAACAACTCTTTTTTACGATATAATAAATGATATAGATGGCAATCGTGGGAAATTGAAAAATTACGATAATTATGTTTTTGATGCCGAAGCAGAAAAGAATGATTATAGTGCTGATATTGTAGATAAGACAGAGGTTGCCAATTTTAACAATCTGAAAAAGAAGACTGTAATAAATCACGATATAGCGAAGGAAAAATATTTTTTTTGTATTAAATACAATAATGATTCGGATAAACTGCGCTTTAAGCCTGATGCCAATATAAATATAACGATAGAACCATGCGATAAGGATTTCCCAATATATTACCCCGTATTCCCAGCAGATGATGTGAATATTCCGATAATATCTGCTTATTACAAAATACCTAAGACTGTTATAAATGATTACCTGTATACTAAGATAACATCGCATTTAACGAGGACGAAAAATATCAATTATGTATCTTCGGAAAATTGCGAAAATGTCAGCGATTTAATAAAGGGCGTCAAGCCGGATATTAACAATATCATAGAGTATCTCAAAGATAGCTTTGAGCTAGATTATTATAATATAGAGAATGTCTTGAATAAGTTTGGTAAATCATTGGATTTTATTAACAAGGAAGATTTCGGCGTTTTATGCGATTATTTAGAGGATGTTATGGGACAATATAAAGAGAGAAAAAATGTATCGAGGCCTGTTAAAATTAAGAAGCCTGATATTATAAATAAAAAGTTAATTTTCTTTGATAAATTGAATACGAGTATACAGTTATTAAACTTGACAGACAAGGTAATAGATTTTTTGGACAAAAATAAGATGAGTTTGGAGGATTATCGTGAGAATAATATAATGACAGACAAGATAAAGCCGTTGGATTATTTAAGGACTTATGACATAGTTGAAGAAATTAGACATAGAGGGATTGGAAACTATGAAGATAATGAGGTAATATTGGAGATATTAGATATTATAAAGCATTCTTTGAAAAATAGCAATATCTTAGAGGCGATACAATCTATTGATGGTATCTTAAAAACGTATGAAAAGAAAGAGGTTATAGTAAGGAAATATGAAATAGCAAGAAGGGAGAATGAATATTCTAGAAATCATATATTTGACTACGATAAGGATGGTAAGCAATATTTAATATCATACCGAGAACACAAGGACATCAAAGATAGCCACTATAATGACAATAACGAAGGAATCCCAATGATAGAGTTTGAGACACATGACACCGGAGATACAGATGATAATGCGGTTGATGCAGAAACAGGAGAAGCCGGAGAAGATATAGGATATATTATAGGCTTTAATGAATTAACAAAGTATGATATAGAGAAATATATAACTAATATTAATTATAAAAATGAGGTTGGATTTGTAGATAGTTTGGCAAATATATTGAGTATCATGAATAATATAGGTAAATCTGCTAATATTGATTTTGATTATGATGCATTATGTAGCGAACTGTTCAAATATAATCGCAGTATCCCGAAAAGACGTGATATGTATATGAAGGCATTTAAAGATAATGACTTAGAAATGAGCGAGGATATACTAAATTATTTGGATAAATTATCACCCAAATCTATATTGATATTGATAAATAATAAGGATAAGCCATTTTCAGATATTGATGATATTACAGAGACGGTTATAGTATCTTATAATAAAATATGGTTAGAGGAGTTCAATGATATGTTTTTAAATGGCTTGGCATATTGTATAATAAACTTACAAGATAAGATATTAAATGATACAATATTTATAGATGTTGATTATTTGAATGGTAATTTCCTGAGTTATTGGGATAACTGTGGTTCGCCTCTTAATAAAAAAGAGGACCGTGGTGTTATGTCGTATATCATAGAGGTTACGGCAGATTATTTGATAAATAATAGCAATAATGAGTTTTTGATAGAAACTGATAATATGTTTAAAAGAACATATAAAGTTATTGAGAAATATTATTCGGAAAATCTGGAAAGAATGAAGAAGAAGGATGATATATGTCGGGAGAAAAAGAAGGAGCAGAAGGGAAAAATAGAAAGAGATAAATTATATGGCTTATATAAAAATAAGGAATGTGGGAAGGAACTCGGTTTATGTAGGGAGCAATATATGAAATCTTTGATATACATGCCAGACGTAAATTATGTAAAGATACACAAGTTTTTAAATGGTTGTTGTTTGAAGAAGTTGGATGATAGCTTTAATGAAGATATTGATTTAAAAAATGCAAATCGTCCAGAGTTAATAGCATTTAAGAAAAAATATGCTGAGAAAAAGATGACGAACAAGCCACGCAATTTAAGATTCATTCCCAAAAAGACATCTATTGCCGATACTGATACAGTCGAAATCGAAGAAATAGTAGAACGTATATATTTGGACGATTATATATATAATATGAATAATAATTCTAAGATAGTAAAAAGATGGCTGGATGTAATGAAAGGAAAGAATAATAGCATTTTTTCTGATAATATTATAAGAGATTTTGAGAATGGAAATATAAAATCTATTAAAAATAATATAATATCCAATGTTAATTTATTGACAAAAACATCAAAACATTCGGGGGATGAGTTTATTGACAATTTTAATAATGTTAGAAAGACAGGTAAGGGCGGTAAAGGCGGCAAAGAAGCATCTAATGATAAAATAAAATATCTTAATATAATTCGGGCAATTATAAAAACTCTCTACGGATATTTGCGAGCCGAGGATAATAACGAGGAAATCAAAGTATTGCTTGCCAATTCTATAAAAGATTTAAGGGATATTATAATAGACTTGAAGGAATTAAATAAAATATATAATGATGATATCGAGAATGAGATAGATATTATAAATAAGTATATAGTTAGCAGGGCATTATGCTGTCCTTTTAATATTGATAATACTTTAAATGGAAGGATAATATCAGATATTATAAGCAGCCAATATATATACAAAATAACTGCCAGCGTATATGAAGATGTTTTTAAGATAATTAAAATAACATTCCCTACATTAGAGGAAAACATAGATTTTTTGAATAAACAGCGTGAGAAAAACAAGCAGGAAAAAATAAAGGCCTTCAATAAAATAACAGTAGAAGAGAATGCTCTAATAAAAGAACTCAAAAAAGCTGGATTTAAACAGGAAATACTCGAAGAGAAAAAGGACGATGAAGAAGACGAAAAATACGATAATCTGTTTGATAATGTTATTGAACCTGGCGAAAATAATGAGAATAATGAGTTCAATGATATATTCAATGATAATGTCGGAGCCGCAGGAGCCGCAAGACAAGAAATCAATGATGAAAATATGCTTATGACCTACGACAGAGAAGATGATGATGAAAACATGGAAACCGAAGAAATGGGCTTCTTATATAATTAAGTAAAGATATATATCTTCCTTTTTATATTTTTTTATTTTTTTCTTTTTATATTTTTATATTTTTTAATTTTATAATAATTTTATAATAATTATTGAGAAGCTATTTATAAAAATTGAGATATTTGTAATACCATTGCGATGTCTAAAAAAGACACTAGATTTTTAAAAAAGTTGAAAATTATAATTTGAGTACATCTCTTGATTTATTTTGTAATTTCTAAAAAACTTTTGAAACTTTTGAAAAAACAGAAAGATGTACTCAATTTTAAAATTGAAAAAATAATAATATTCCAGTGTCTCAATAAATGCTCTGAGTTTAAGTATTTTATACGATTTTTATATTACAAATATTTATAGTTTTACACTTTTACACTTATAGAGATTTAAGGCGCGCACTATAAATTAACCACAGAGAATATGCTAAACATAATCCGTACCCCAAAGCTTCAAGAGTCATTTAATAAGATATCAAGGGTATAAAGATATTTAAGTATTACTACACAGATGATTCATAAAGTTGTTATTATTGGTTCGGGTCCAGCAGCTCATACATCAGCTATATACTTATCAAGAGCAAACCTATTACCTTTAATGTTAGAAGGCGATTCAACGGGAGAAATTGTATCAGGCGGATTATTAACAACAACAAAAATTGTAGAGAATTTTCCGGGATTTCCAGAAGGCATTGATGGTTATGAACTAACAGAGCGATTCAAAGAACAAAGTTTAAAATTTGGAACAAAAATAGTTTCAGAATCTGCTATAAAAATTGAAAAATGCGAAGACAGTTTTTTTAATGTTTATACAAAAACAGCTATTTATAAAACAATGTCAATAATTGTAGCAACTGGCTCAACCCCAAAAAGGTTATATATTCCAGGTTATGATAATTTTTGGCATAAAGGTATTAGCACTTGTGCTGTTTGCGACGGAGGATTACCTTGTTATAGAAATGTACCTATAGCAGTAGTTGGTGGAGGAGATTCTGCCTGCGAAGAGGCTCTCCATTTGGCACATACGGCATCTAAAGTATTCTTAATTCACCGAAGAGATAAACTAAGGGCAAGTAAAATTATGCAAGATAGAGTTTTTACAAATCCTAAAATTGAAGTAATATGGGATTCGGAAATTGAAGAAATAAAAGGGGATAAAATTGTTGAAACACTAATAATTAAAAATGTTTTTGATAATAATATATCCACGCTGAATGTTCGCGGTCTATTTGTAGCATTAGGACATAAACCAAATTCTAATTTTATTAATAATATTGTAAATACAGATACAAATGGATATATAATAACAAATGAAAAGAAAGAAACAAGTCAGAAAGGTATTTGGGCTATAGGAGATGTCCAAGATCCTCATTACAGACAAGCAATCACAGCAGCAGCATCTGGGTGTATAGCCGCTCTTGAAGTTGAAAGATGGCTTAATTAAAATTCATAAATAAACATGTTTTGTATAATACAATATATTGGAAATAATATGATATATTTTTATAATTTTAAGATAAAAAATGACACCAAACTAATATATATTTATTACTCTTATAGTTTAACAAGGTAATTTGGACTTCAAAAAACCTTTTAACTGTTAATAAGATAAGAATAATGACAACCAAGTATCAGCAATTTGTAAAGGACAATCAAAAGAGAATTAAGGAAGAGTTTCCCGAACTTTCTAATACAGAGAGATTTGTTAAACTTGCTGACGAATGGAAAAAGCACAAGGCTACTCTTGAAGAGCCAGTAAGGACTGCCAATGCTGCTAATGCTGCTAATGCTGCCAATGCTGCTAATGCTGCTAATGCTGCCAATGCTGCCAATACTGCCAATGCTGCTAATGCTGCTAATGCTGCCAATGCTGCTAATAGTAAATATGCTACCGAATTCTATATTGCCCGCCTGGTATTAACACACGCTATGCTTCATATTTAGATTATTTAAAAAAATAAAAAGGTAATTATATATTTTTTATACATTTTCGCCAGCACCGAATATTTTAGTATCGGCACCAGTCGCCGTCGTTGTAGTTAAATCGTTTTTTGGTGGGGCAGTTGATATATTAACGAGGGATGCTCCTTGTGCTACTGGTTGGGCTTCTTGTGGTAATTGAGCCATTTGCGCCCCTTTTCTGCTTCCACTGAGTCTTTTGGTTACATTAGTGTTGCCTATTATGCCATTTAATTGTATGGGTATATGTCTATCGGCATCTGAGAAACATTTGGCAACTTCTATTTTATATTTTACGGGTATTTCTTCAAATGAGCAATCTTGTATTAAATTATCATATTTTAGTGATAAGATATTATAGGTTTCTTTGGTTACAACTCCATCACATGCTTCTATTTCTTGGGATAGAAGCATAAATTGTTGGGATAATTTTTTAAATATTTCAAACTTTTCGCTTGCCTTTATGCTATTAGTAAGAGACATTATAAGGACGCTTACAGCATTTACAATAATATTCGGGATTTTGATAGCATTAGCGTCCTCGCTGATACTGTTTATAATACACATAGTTGAACTAGTCAATACAAGAGGTATATTAAAACAAAACTTTACAAAACTCCAATGAGAGGATGCCTTCGTACATAATAGGGTCATAGACTCGCATTTATCCAACAATTTATCAATATTGTGCATTATTTTTTCGGTTATTCTTAGTTTATCTAATAATATGACATTTTTTTATTTGAATTATTATATTAGATAAGCGTATGAATATAGAAGTTAAAACGAACGACTGGGTTCTTCCAAATAGAGTTGGTTATAGCAAAAAAATATATGATATATTTCATCCTTCAAAATATCACAAAAAAGCCGCCACAAAAGCCTCGTGTGAATGTACGAAAGATTCATGTGAATTAGATGTATCCAAAGTGTCTCTTTTTCCGCAGCAAAGGATTGTTAAGGATTATATGCAATTTGACAGTCCTTACAGAGGCATATTGTTATATCACGGATTAGGCTCTGGTAAATCTGCTGCATCAATAGCAGCTTCCGAAGGATATATTAATCGTAAAAATGTTATTATTATGACACCCGCATCATTGTCGCAAAATTATGAGAACGAATTGATGAAGATATCTACTGTTGGTTTGAATCTAAAAAAATCATGGACTTGCTTAAAAGTTATTAAAACAAATGTCAAGATGATGGAACAGCTCAAATCATATGGCATAGATAAGCAAATGGTTAAAAAAGAAGGTACTGTATGGGTCCCTTTATATAAGAAGGATATAGATGATGCTGAGATAGTTATAGATAATATTAAATATACTGATATGGCTTCAAATTACAAAGAGGATATCAAAAAGATTATAACGCATATAATAAGGAACCGATATAAGTTTATAAATTATAATGGCATTACTATGAAAATGATAAAAGAAATGGGTGACAAATCATTTGACAATTCCTTTATAATAGTTGACGAGGTGCACAATTTTATAAGCAGAATAGCAAATGGTTCCAAAATAGCTATGAAAATATACAATAATATTGTTAGCGCCAAAGATGTTAAAATGGTCTTATTGTCGGGGACGCCGATAATTAATCATCCTTATGAAATATCATTTTTAATCAATTTATTAAGAGGCCCTATGAAGACTTATAAAATCCCTATAATAGATGGCATAGCAGATAAGAATGAAATAATAAATAAGTTGTCAACTTCGCAATTATACGACTATGTTGATGAACTATATTATGACAATAAGAACCTTAATATTATATTGTTGCCTATAAATTATGTTCGCAAAGATGATATATCATCGTCAATAGTAAAGAAGGAATGGGATAGGGATGAAGATACAATTATAAAAGAGATAATAAAAGCTATTAACAACGAAGGGAACTCTGTCGGCAAAGGAGTCCAAAAAAAGCAAGATAAGGTAGCTAAGAAGACAGTAAAGCTAAACTCTAAAAATAAAATAGATGTAAATAAGCCTTATTTAATAGTAACAAATGGAACGACGGGTTCATTAAAAACTAAGATGGCTGACGAAATTATTAAGTATTTGAAGTTGAGTCCGACGAATACGAAGATAATTATAGATGATTTGGTGATAAAGAATAAAGAATATAAGAAACGTGTATTAGATATAATTAAGAAGGTTGCAAAGGAATGTAATAATAATAAGGTATGTATATCTGAAAAATATGATAATCCTAGCGATAAAATGTATGAAGATTTTGGCAAGGCCTATTATGATGTAAGAAAGGGCGAGAGTGGCATTAGTTGTACTGATAGTTTTAAGAACTCTTGTGATAAATTGAATGATTTGAACTTAGAGAATGCATTGAAAGAAAGCAGAAATATTGTATTTGAATCGCAAGGCCTTTCTGTTCCATCATGGCTATTGTCCATACCTTATTTAACCGAAAAATACAATGTAATATTTGGATATTCTCTTGCTCCTATTAAAAATATTGTTGAAGTTATTAAAAAGCGAGCAAAAGCGAGAATAGACAAATATCTCAAAAATCCTAATGAAGATGCACCAAGATTACCGACAGTTGATAGAAAAATAATAGGAAATAACATTAAAAAAATTATGGCAACATTAAAGGAATTACGTAAAAATTGTATAAATGATGTTGAATATTTGAAATGTGGTAATAAAAAAATAGATAAGCTCCTAGTATATGAGAATACCGCCGATTTTAAGCTAAATATAGTATATGACAATGATAGCAATCATGATATAGCAGATGCTGAGTTTGAAGGCCTAATCTATGATATTGTTAAAATGGATGCAAAAGGTAATTTTGATGATTCTGGTATATCTTTGAGTACTAAATATGACACTGAACATAATTACGCTTTACCCAGTAAAAAGGAGGATTTTTCCAAGTTTTTCATAAATGACGAGGACGCTGAAAATATCAAGGTAATTAACGAGGATTTATTTAAAAGACGTGTATTAGGTATTTTGAGTTATTATAAGACATCGGGTTCGGAACTATTTCCATCATTATTACCCGAGACTATTAGAAATATGTATATGACTGACCATCAAATCAAAAAATATGTAGATGTTCGCATTAAAGAAATAGCTATGGACGACCGCAAGAAGAAGTTTGGAAACAAAGGAGCTACTGAAATTAGCTCTGTATATCGCGCATTCAGTAGATTAGTATGTAATTTCGCTTTCCCCGAAGAAATACCACGCGAATTTCCTCAGGATATAAGGACATTGAAAAAGAAAGAGATGGCTATGAATGAAGAAGATGGCGCAAATAGCAAGGAAAGTAATGACAGCAAAGATGCAGAAAATGATAAAAAGAAGTTTAATAAAGACATAGATGCAGAATACAATAAAAAATTAACGAAGGCGCTGAATGATTTAAAGAAGGGCGATTATTTGGAAAAGAAGAACTTACGCGAATATTATAGTCCGAAGTTTGCGCAAATGTTGGAAGATGTAAATACATCGCCAGGAAGTGTTCTTGTGTATTCGCAGTTTCGCGTCGTTGAGGGTTTAGGGATATTCAAAGAGGTTTTAAATAAGCATGGATATGTTGAGATTAATGTTATAAAGAATGATGAATACGGATATATATTAGAAGACCCTGATGTATTTGATGAAAAATATGACGATAAAAGATATGTCATGTTCAACTCCGACAGAGAAAAGACAAATATATTAATGAATCTATTTAACGGGGATTTTGCAAATCTCCCTGATACTATTAGGAGTAGCTTGCCAAATAAGGGAGAAGGCTTGGAACAAAGATATGGAAAGATTGTCAAGGTTATGATGATTACACAATCAGGCGCAGAAGGTATATCATTGAAGAATGTAAGACGTGTATTAATAACAGAATATTTCTGGAACTCTGTGAGAATAGACCAAGTAATAGGAAGAGCTGTTCGTACTTGCAGTCATATGGGATTGCCGGTGGAAGATAGAAATGTTGGGGTTTATAAATATATTATGAAGTTTACAAGGGACCAACTAATAACTAACCCGACACTCAAAATAAAGGATGCTGAACTATCAACAGATGAGCATATATATGACAAGGCTAATAAAAAGGAGGAATTAATTAAGAACTTCTTGGATATGTTAAAATCCTCTTCGATAGATTGCGTGATACACGCTGATGTTAATAAGCCTTTGAAGAATGGCTATAAATGCTATAACTGGCCAATAAATATGAATGATGATAAATTGGCATTTACACAGAATATATTGAATGATAGCAAAATAACTCAATACAAAAACTATGAAAGGGTAAAAACAGATAGAGGTAAGGTTGTATCAAAAGATGGTGTCAAATATGTGCTATTAAATGATAAATTGTATGATTACAATAGCTATAAAAATGCGGGAGTATTATTGAGCCTAAATTACTAAAATATATAAATAATAAATTATAGTAAATAAGAAGCATATACTTATTTTTAATAATAAATATAAATGAACAATATAATATTTAGATGTATTCGCGATATTAATATTGAAAATGACATTGAATCTGATATTGAAAATATTAATATAGTAAATGAAGTCAATGAAGTCAATGAAGTCAATGAAGTCAATGAAGTCAATGAAGTCATACCTTTAAATACTGCTGATATATCTTATAATGCTGGTTTACACATTGAAGAAGCCATTGAAACTACGAGGGATATAGTAGATATGGAAAGTATTTCTACAAGAACAGGGAGATGTATATGTAGATATAATAATTTTAATTTATGCAATCGTTATATAGTTAATAATTTATTATATTGTAGGTATCATAAGAATACCAAGATTGGCTATATACACAAGATATTTTATGATGTATTTAATGACAAAAAGGAGATAAATATACGTGATTTATATATGTTATATAAACATATTAATAATTTTGAATATATTAAGGAGTTATATATAGATTTATTGAAAAACATACCATTCAAGATATTATTAAATATAGCTGAAAAGAATTATATAATATCAAATGACCGTAAATATAGCAAAAACGAGATTTATTCGCAGTTCTATAATATTAATAAAAATACTCACGATCTTGAAAGCAATCATTTAAATATGAAGGGATTTTGCAAAATACAGCATAGGATAAAAGATAGATTGATAGATAGAATAAAGAACAGAATTAGAGATAAGTTACAAGATAATATATTTAAATTAGAGGATTATGAGTCTGGTGTTGCCCGCGGAGATTATATGAATAGTGAAGAACTTTTTACAGGAGAAAATATATGTGATATACCTCCAAATAGATTATATGTATTATGTAATAAGAGTAATAATTCTGACTGTGATATAAGAAGCGAGAGAAGAGAGAAGTATATATTTGACGCAGTAGAATTGGAGTATTTTGTTAGAAAATGTAGAGAGAATAAACAAGAACCTTATAATCCCTATAATCGCGATAAATTGAATGAAGACTCTTTGAAGAATCTTTATATGTTTATAAAATATAATGGTCTTATAATCAAGAATGACGAATATTTATGGGAAAACAATATGCATGCATTTACAGAATTGTCATTAGAAATAGAAAGTAGAGGGTTTTATAATAGCCCGGAATGGTTCCAGAGATTAAAAGATGCTGATTTTCTAAAAGTAATAAAGTATTTTAAATTATTCTCAGCAAATACACCTGAAAGTAATAAGTATTTTAATGAAATTAGAGCAGATACCTTGATATTTGATTTTTGCAAAGATGCTATAAAGATGTTCAAAGAATGTAATGACGAATATTATATATTATGTTGTAATTTTATTAAGGCAATGGCATTATGCTCAAATAACTTTTATAACAATTTACCTGCGTGGCTATTAGCTAACGGGACAGGAGGCGTTAACGGAGCTATCGGAGCTATCGGAGCAGGAGGCCATATTGGAATTGGTAGTATTATTGATAATATTCGTATAAATACAAATCTTGAAACATTAACAGGGGCAATCAATAGAAATAATGCTTCTGAATTGGCAAATAATTTTTTATTATATTATTATGTAGAATATATTTAAAGTTGTTATACGAATATGAATATAAACACAAATACATATGATATCAAATACACTCCTGATTTTGCATATACACCTATAAACTCTCAATCTCTAATACATACTCAGAATGTAATAGAAGAAAAACAAAAAAATACAATAGACACATATATAAGCAAGTTTAAAACATCATTTTACGGTTTTTTATTATTTATTATTTTATCACTTCCAGTTGCATATAAAATATTGGATATGATTGGAAAAATAATATCACAAAACATAGAAATATATGATTTTGACACAGAAGAACCTTCGCCATTAGGACGAGTAATCATGGGATTAATAGTTTTAATATTATTATTTATATTATAAAACCCCCTATAATACATTACCTTTTACTTTTTCTTAGTAGCAGCAACCTTTTTAACTGCCTTCTTAACTGGTTCAGGCTCGGGTTCAGGTTCCGGTTCTTCTTCCGCTTCATCTTCTTCCTCGTCAGCTTCTTTCACATCTTCTTCTTCTTCTTCCTCCTCTTCCTCATCTTCTTCTTTTGAAATTACTGGCATTGGAACAGAAATAGTAGCAACCGCCTTCTTTTTGTCTTGAACAGATACTTTGGAAATTACCTCAGTATCTACGTCAATATCTTCATCGTCCTCATCATCTTCGTCTACATTTTCTTCATCACTATCTTTTACAAAGGTAATCTTGGAAGTGTTAATTTTTTGGAACTTAGCAGAAACAATCTTCCAGCTGCATCCAAACATTCCAGCAGAGAACCAAAGACCATTCAATTGGATAATGAATTGCGCCTTTCCGCCTTTGAGATTTGCTACATATTCCTTGAAATCTACCTCATTATTATCCATATCATAACAATCAAAGTCAAACTTATCATCTTCTGAATTATAAGGAATCTTAGCCTTGAAAGTAGGAGGATATTTATCTGCATACATACCAGTTTCCTTATCTTTATCGCGACGAACAATAGGACTAAACATATTCTCAATAGCACCCTTATTGCCATCAAAGTTCTTCTTAAACCATGCTACACTATTCTTACTCGCGTCTTCACAGATTTTTTGTTCAAGTTCAATCAACTTATCGTGAAATGCTCGGACTTTCGGATTCTCGTCCATACCCTTAAATGATGCCGTAATATCATACTTACGAGCTTCATCCTTGCGTTTCGGGTCATCCTTGATAAACTGAGTATTATCATTAACACCATAAGGAATTGCTAGAACAGGGGTTTGAATATTGATTTTGGAACCTTGATAATTAAGATAAACAGACTTAGCGCCTGATTTCATAACCTTCATTTCAGAATACTTAATCTTGTCGACATTGAATTGCTTGGGGAGGAGAACGTTCATCGTTGTATATATATATTAATTAATCTTTATATAGACTATCAATTTTTATTATTTTTTGTGTCTTTTT